CCCCGATGGCCAGGTTCTTTCTCTTGGCGGAAGCGCCGTCACCGTCACCAAGGACGACATACTTGTGATTTCATTCTGGTTTCATGCGGTGCAGGGCATGGCGGTGAATTATGAAAACCGCCTGCATTACAATGGCACGACGGACGTAATAGAAACGACAAACAGCGATGCGGCGAGCTACCTGGAGACGCCGCAAAACCTCGTTTTCGCAACGACGGGCACCGCGCCGCGGAGAAGGATTCACATAATGCTTTTGTTGCCGATATGGCTGATTGGATTGTTGCGGGCCAGGAAGTACATGATCCTGAGCGCGCTCATAACGGTTTCCGCCATCGGCCAGCCCACAAACGTTCGCGTTACCGGGGTCACAAACACGCAGGCGCTGATTGAGTACACCGCCCCGGATGCTGCGGCATGCACTCTTGAGGTCAGCGAGTCCTCGACCTACTCTCCGGTGGTATTCGACGTGGACACCGCCAAATTCGCTGGCTCCAGTTCCGACGGGCGCGCCGGCAACGTCACAAACGGGAGGGCGAGAATCTTTGTTGCCGGCAAGAGGGCGGCAGAAATAGCAGCAGACGGCAGGTTCTATTCCCGCGCATTGCAAGCCCTGACGCCACACTATTTTCGGATCACCTGTGGGGCATCTGCCACCGGGACATTTACAACAACGAACATTGGCAATGGGAATACATTCCCGGACCCCATCTCGATAGACTCCGCAGGTATCTACGCCTACCCGACCGTGGACTGGTCGGGGGCCGGGGCCACAGGGAACAACCTCGCACCACAGAAGATCATCGACCACCAGACCGGGGCACTGATCCGGAGAATCACAAAACCGCAGACCTCGGCTGACAACAACGAGAGCAACGTTGTGTCCGACAATCCCGTTCTGGGGGGGGCTGGTTGGACGACCCCGGACAGCGCTCGGGTTGACGACACCAACAACGCTACCTATGTAGGGGACGCCGCCCGGAACTGGCTCTGGATCCGGTTCACGCCGCCGATAGGCCTTCAAGCGTGCTCCCATTCTCGGGAGTGTATGTTGCGGCAGATGGACTATGCGACTGCAACGTTCAAAGGGCGCATGTCGGCCGGAGCCGGAGAAGACCTGAAGTTCGAGTACTGCCTGACAATCGATGGGGCGAACTGCTGGTCCGCGCTGAAGGAGCAGGCCATCACCACCACCGAGGCCCCCTACACGCTCGGAACCACAACTCCGGTACTTGACTTCTGGAGGCCGACGACATACGCCGAAACGCTGAGCGCGAATGACCAGGCGCAGCGCACAGGGAACGTGGATATCGCCGCTTCCGGAGTCGTCAACTGGGTGTCCGGGCACCAGTTCAGCATGAGGTGGGGGAACGGAAGTACCATCGTAATCAACGCCGTGCGGTACGTGATTTCCGCCGTAAATAGCCCAAAGAAGCTAACCTTGACAACATCCCCGGCAACGGCCAGCAACGTCGCCTACACTGCCAGGAACTTCGGGCTATTGGTTCGCAAGAAGACCGCAACGGGCGACACCCTGTTTATCCAGTACGTATCCTCGAACACTGGTACCTCGCCGGGGAATCAGTCGGAGAGTGCCGGAAGCTTTGACGCCTGCGCACCGGTGACTGTGACGCGGGCGGGTGACGGCCAGGTGGGGTACCACTGTGCTCTATCCACTTACACTACCTCAGCCCTCTACTTCGTCGGCAAAGACACCGGGGATGCAGCCTTCCTGGGATTCATAGGACACGAGAAGGCGAATCCCGACGGTTGGGCGCTTGCAGCCTGCGGGGCCTATGGCTCCTCGGCCGTATGGGACAAGACCGACCCGAACACGTTTTACTGTACGATGGGCGGCCTCAACAACAAACTAATTCTTACCAAGGCGACGTACACAGGACCAAATACCGACATAGCCGCCGGGTACATTCCGGCGGCGCAGTTGACGCTCACAAATCTGACCCCAGGCGCCTTCGATGTTGACTCGCTTGCGAACACGCGCGACTCGCGGTATACGCCAGCCAGATTCATATGCAACTCCTACTCCCGCCACGATAAATACGTGATGCTGCTCTGCACCACGGAGCAGGCGGTCGGCAGCGGCTTGACAGACACCCTGGGCTACATTCTTTTGGCGGACCCGACTCTTGGGGTTGCATCCGCCGGCAACAACATCATCGTGGCCGCCGTGCCTACATGGGATACATACCCGCTGCGATTCTGTGCTCTGCACGCGATAATCGGCGTGAACAGTGGGAACTGGGTGGCGGCTACGTTCAACCAGGGATCTGAATCTTCAACCACCGGGGGTTCGGGTCCATGGCAGACGGACATAGTTACAACGGCAATGGAGGCTATTCCATCCGTTACCTGCCCGGCCAACGACGTCGGGATCTCGGGAGTAAACTGCTCGACAGTGACGGTTGGGGGCGAAATATTTGACCCAGGGCCATGCCTCGTTGCCAACTGCCCCTCATATCCAGAGACCTCCGCTAGGGGATTTTTTGGGAACGCGAAGATCAACGACGTGTTTTTGATCCAGACCGAGCTTGTGCAGCTCCTCGCCAAGGCCGGGGATTCATGGACATTTGCCAGGGGCCGCTTTGGGACCACGGCGGCGGGGCATGCCGTAGGGCAGGTGTTCAAGGAACAATGCCCGCAGGATTACGCGGCACCGTCAACTGGGGGCACCGCGCTCATCAACATCCTGGGGGATATCTTGTTCGCTAACCCCGCCCCCTTCAATTCCAGCCGAAACTGGTCCAGCTTTCACGGGGACATCAGCCCCACCCGTGCCTTCGGAATCCTTGATAACGGTACCGTCTACAACATTCAGAACAACACCACTTCAGGGAACTTCTGCACAGGGCTCCCTCAACCCCAGTGCTTCGGGGCGTTCTCGGGGGCCAACCTGGGGGCTGTGGGAACCTCCTATGCTACTTCGGGGGGGGCGTTCAAGATCATCGACTGGGCGCGGTTCGACGGCGCTGGCTCTCTGGATTACAACGTCACCGATATTCACCCGTCCTGCCACCAGGCGAATGCCGTCGGGGTCGAGCAAGAGTGGTGCGTGGACTTCTCCTACCAGAACGGCACCGGCAACGCCATGGGCTCGACCAACGGGATTGCAAACGTAACTGGCGATCTCTGGCGGATGGGGACCATCTACGAGCTGTACCGGAAGCGGCTCGGGACCCAGGCGTTCTGCGGGGAGAGACCCCTTCGGGATGTCAGCCCTACGGTTCTTGTGGGGACCGCTGGCGACAACTACAAATACTGTGTGGTGGAGGCGGTTGGAGAATGCCAGGCCGGGAGCGCGGTAGGGCAGATTTACTTCAATTGCCCGAACCTCACGGAAACGGTAGTCGGCGTCACCTCGCAGTGCGGCTACGGATCATCGGCGGGAGGGTGGTATGACGCTGCCTCGAACCCAGTGAACTGGGGGTGTATCTTCGGGGGTTCGCCTCGGTTCGACCGGATTGTGCAGTATGGGATCGGGAAGAATGATGAGAACAGCGTGACTTCCCGGAACCTGAGCAATGGCTTCTATCGCAAGCAGGCCATCAGCCCCAACACCTCTGCGGCGATTCCAACGCCCGGCGGGGAGTGGGCATTGTGGCCCGGTCTGTGGCTTGACGGGCAGCGGAACGAAGTTATGGCCGTGAAAATTCCGCCGCAACCCGCTCACGACACGGTACAGCGCTATTTGTTCATCCGGGTTGCGCTGCGTCTCCAGCCGCCAAGCGGAGTGGATAACGCGATAGTCGAGTTTGGGTACAACACCAAAATGGAGTGCACTTCGCGCATCGAGGCCTGCGTTAAAGGGAACCAAGGTGGCACCGATTACGACTTCTCCGGGGTGGCGGTTACTGGTAAGCCCTGCTCTACGGGATGCACAATCGAGATTCCCGCCATACCGCAGCGCATGGTATACTATCGCTGGAAATACAGGAACGCGGGCGGGGTCGTACTGTATACCAGCAGCATTCATGTTGTTGCCTCGCCATAAAAAAAGCACGAGAGAAGGATGGACACGATGGTACGACACAAATCTGTACCCAGTGGCTGGCAACAAAGCAACGGTGGGCCGTATGTCCGCCACACGGACGGCTATTGGTATTACGTTAGCCCGTTCAATCCAACGCCCTGGGCGGTAGCGCAACAACCAACGCCATTGCCGCCCGGGTTTCTGGAAATGTTCGGGGCCGAGCCGGTCGGAGACATAGGAATCAAAACAAAGTGGCATCAAGATCTGGCCCTGTTCGTTCGGGCCGGGGCCCCCCACTGGATAAGCCCAGCAGTGAGAAGCCAAGCCGATAAGGTCTGCCAGGGATGGGGGATGGGCGCGGGACGCTACTATGTTTCCACCCGTGCCGACCTCGTTAGGTTCCCGAATAGCGCCATCGCGTCGTTCGAGGTTGCGGCACACCTAATGGCCACGCATCCCCACATAGTTGTGGCGATGTATCAACTGGAATGCGCCAATCTTGGTATCCGCGTTGAGAAGGTGCACCCATTCGTTCGACTCCCGGGGCGCGAAGCCTAGCGGTGGAACCACAGGAAGAAGTAAATTATGGAGATCATCAACCGCGAATACCAGATGGTCCCGACCGCTACGCTACAGAAGCACCCGCGCAATCCCAGGCAAGGCGACATCGACCTGATCTCTGAGAGCATTGCGGAGAACGGGTTCTTCGGGGCATGCATCGCGCAGCGCGCGACCGGGTTCATCTTGGTGGGAATCATCGATGGGAGGTGGCACACCGGCTGAAGGCGAAGGCTTTAGTTCTTCGTGGATTGGGTCGATAGAAGGTCATGGAGGGCAACATGCCAACGTTTCAGGTTCGCGCTAAAGTAACGAAGGAGTGGTCGGGGGCGGTTGAGGCCGCCAGCCACAAAGAAGCAGAGCAAGCGGCGGTGGAAATGGCAGATCGCTCCGGTTCCTTGGTCGATGTGGTTTACTGCGAAAGCATCGAGCAGTGAAGGGGGGGGCAAGAAAGGTGGAAAGGCAGGCGCAGAATGAAAGCGCTTCAGTTTTCATACGACTTTCGGCCTAGCACAACGGCAGAGCGTATGGCGAAAAGGGGGCATGCCCAGAAGTTCATACCGGCATTCATCGGCGTGTGTGGCGAGTGCCACGGGCGATTCCTATATCGCAGGCACCCGGCGAGACCACACCAAGAGGTCAAATCGACTTGTTGTCGGGCCGCGCCGGAAAGCCTGGACCCCGATGACAGGATGAAGTGAAAAGGAGGGGTGGGCGAATTGGATAAGCCACCAGTTTTGAAAACTGGCCCTGTATTGCAAGGTACAGGTGGGGGTTCGAATCCCTCCTCCTCCTCCATTACGATTATGAACGAATGGGGTGCGATGACATGCCGGATATTGGTGCCGGGTTCACTCCGATCAATGATGGATGCACCCCGGTAGAAAGCCACAGCGACATGCAGGGCGGGACTATTGATGTGACGGTGCAGCAGTGCCCCCACTTCTGGAATCTTCACTTCAAAGATCGCTGGGGCGTCTGGAGTAGCTGGAGCGGGGGTGGAAATTTGGAGTGGGATATGGTGCACTTGGATCTCCAGACGCACCGGCGTTTCAGTGCGGGAGCCAGCAGGAGGAACTGAACAAAATTGAAAGCCCTCACATTGCTTCAGCCCTGGGCCACGCTTGTCCTGAGCGAGGCGACGTCAATGACGCGCTCCTGGCGGACAACATACCGGGGGCCGCTGGCGATCCACGCCGGCAAGGAATTCTCGCCAGAGACGCGCGCCCTTTGCGAACGGGAACCGTTCCGCAGTGTCTTGCTGCGTGCCGGCATCAAGCAGGCGTCGGATCTGCCGTTGGGTGCGGTCATCGGCTACGTGGATCTCATGGATTGCTACAAGATTACGACCAAGGAGCGCAGCTTTGGGACCTACATGTCGCCAGGCCGCTTCGCCTGGTACATCTGCGCGCCCGGAGAGGCCGTGCCTCCTGTGCCGGCGCACGGGAGGCCGGGGCTTTGGGAGTGGGGCGGGTGATCTGGGTCCAGAGTTGGAAGATTCCAAGTTCCGAGCCGTCAGGCATGCGGTAAAATTAGGAGCATGAAGGCCAAGCCGGACCGTTCGTGAGCTTCTGGAGGCCGCGTGAGCCAGGCACACAGATTTAGCGCACTACCCGATGGTGTGTGTTACCATCGAAAGGGAAAACATGCCAGTCACGTTCAGAACAATCGGCGGCGGGGACCCTGAGCAGCTAGTTCTCCGGCTCCGTGGCGCGGCGCAACCCAACATTGGCGACGCCCTTCACGCTGGACAGATTCTCCGCACCCGCATTCTGCAGAGGACCGCGCGTGGCGTGGACGTGAGTGGCGCGGCGTTCAAGCCGTACAGCACGACGGGGCCATACTATTGGTATCCGGGGCGCGCAGCCAAGAATGCCCGTGGGGCAGCGGCACGCACCGCCAAGAAGATCGGACGGGCGGGGAGCGTTACCGGCGGAGGGGGAATCAGGTTTTCCAGCTATGCGGACTTCAAGCGGGCGCTCGGGCGTAGCGGGGTTGACCTGCGCGGACCGCGTGCCCCTCACATGCTCCAGGCCATTGTGGTTCGGAGCGGGGGCGTAGAGCTTGGCCGCCTCGTCAACCTGCTAAACCCTGGAAGAATCGAGGCGACGAATCCTCAACCAGCTCGCGAGGTTACGATTGGAATCTACGGAGACGAGGCGAAACGCGCTACGGCCCACAACGTGGGGAGCCCGGGTCGCCTACAGCCCCGGCATTTCTTCGGAGCAAACCAGCAGGATGCCCGCCTGATGCTGGCGGATATGGCAGGCAGGATTCAGCGTCGTCTGCAACAAGTTGTGCGGGGAGCATCGTAAAAACACATGCCACAGATTCACAGGGCTGTCCGAAACGCCGTCCGCGACCAACTGAAGGACGTGAACAACGGTTTCAACAAGAAGCTGGCGGACATCGCGTCCACCTACGACATCGCGGACCAGGTCTTCACCATCAATTTCGACAACCCCGGCGAGAACTTCTACTACGGCCAGATATCAGAGGAAGTCCTGGACGCCCTGGAGGGTCCTGCCTATCCGCTGATGACACTATTCTCGATTGCTTCGGGAAATCAGAACTTCCAGAAGTTCACCACGTTCAGCGGGACCGTCGAGATTGGCATCCAGGTGTTTGTTTCCTGGGCAGAGGGGCGTCTGATCCCGAACTTCGAAAACCTAGGAGACGCCGTCATCGACGTGATGTACGACCTGTTCAACGCCAGTGCTCTGCAGTCCTGGGCCGTGCCAGTCGCCTACAACGGGGAAATTTCCTGTGCAAAGGGGCCGCTGGTTTTGGCGGGGGACAACTGGAGGCAGTTGCTCATTTTCCGCCTGGTCTTCCAGGTGGATGCGTAAAGGAGAAAACCAAGGATGATGATACGATTCGTAGGTGCCTTTGGGGACTTCGCCGGGAGACGCCTGGACCGCTTGGGGGATCGTGTAGACGTGATTCCAGAGGATTTCGAAGAAGCCGTCAGTGGTGGGTGCGCGTTGCTGCCGGATGAGGAGTTCGAGGCTATTGGCTTTACGGCTCAAGAACTTACGCGCTACGCGACAGCGGGTGACCGCGCTCGTGGCATGGAGCCGGGGTTTGCCGCCAAGATGGAGAAGGCCCAAAACGCTTTCAGGGCGTGGTACTATGAGCTAAACGGGATCACGCCGGCACAGCCTGTCGCAGCCGACGACCCAGGGGGCGAATAATGGCTTTTTCTCTCTCGCGCAATGAGCGGGTCTTTCTGCAACAGCAGACTGCGCTTCTGACCATCCCCAACACCGCCGGTACGGCCACTGTCGGCAACTCGAATGCGTCTCGGCACGTCCGGGTTGGTTTGAACAACAACGTCGCACTCCTGGTGCGCCCGGACAAGACCGGGACTCGCACGCAGACGGCGGGCACGGCTGGTCGGAAGTTCGCGCAGTGGTCCCTGGAGCAGGGCCTCGCCGCCAACGGCACCGCCGGCGTGAAACCTGACACCGACCCGGTTCTGAAGGCCCTCATGGGGCAGGACGGGACGACCCAAGCCGGCTCCGCGGCGATCACTGGCGCGACGAACGCCACACCCATCGTGATCACCGCTACCGCGCACGGCTATGCCAATGGCGATGCGGTGTTTATCAGCGGGGTCCTTGGAAACACCGCCGCGAATGGGGCATGGATCATCGCAGCCGTTACGACCAACACCTTTGAATTGATCGGTTCTGCCGGCAACGGGGCGTACACGAGCGGTGGGACCGCCAGCCGTGTCAACGTGAAGTACCTGCTGTCCGACAGCATTCCGTTCTTCACGATGTACGCATTCCGAACACCGGCGGCCATCGAGCAGCGTTGCATCTTCGGCTCTGTGGTGTCGGAGGCCGTGTTCAATCTTGGCCAGGACGTTGCAACTTGGTCCGCCAATGGTGAGGGGATTTGGGTTCTGGACAGCAAGTACTTCGCCAACGCCGACGCGACACAGAAGGGCGGGTTGACTTCCTTCCCGGCCGAGCCGGGCGCGCCAGTGACGAATGGCGGACTGATCACCGGGTTCACCGGTCGATTCGTGGTTGACGGCAAGAACATCGCCAATATCCAGTCGGCGACGCTGCGGATTGCGACCGGCAATCAGATCGTTAAGGACACCTTCGGCCAGAGTTACGGCGACGCGGTCGAGGGCGATGAGCGGCAGGTGACCCTGGACTTCTCGGTCTACGACGACGACGCCACGGCGTCGGACAACCTGAAGAAGGTGTCCTACGACAAGACCTCCGTCGAGGCCGTGCTGCAGGTTGGCAACGTGGTTGGGAACATCTGGATTTGGTACATGAAGGGCTTCCAGCTTGCCGCCCCGACCTACGACGACGGCCAGCGTCGGTTCAAGGTCAACTTCAACGGCAGCCGGGGTTTCGGGACTTCCATCACGGCGCTGAACGAAATCGCCCTGCATATTGTGTAAAGACTTTCCTGCCAGGAACCGATTCTTATTGGGTGGGGGCCAATGCCCCCGTCCAACCCACCACCCCCCCAAAAACCGGGGGGGACCCATTCAAAAGGAGAAACCCACTTGCTGTATGAATCCCGCAAGATCGTAGAATCAAAGACCCCAGGATTTGAGGGGGTGAAGTTCATCATCCACCGCTTTAGCGAGGGGCGTCGGATCGCGTTGCGACTACAGACAGCCGATGCCCTGAAGCGACTGGAGGAGATTGCCGGCGAGACGGCGCTGCTTGAGGCTGGCGGGACAGACAAAGAAGAGCAAGAGCGCCGCTTCAGGTCTCTCGTCGCACTTGGAGCAGAAACCGACCGTCTGATCCATGAGCAGATCAACCCGACCTGGCTGCGGTGGGGCATTGTCAGTATCGAAGGTCTGGAGATTGACAACACGCCGGCCACGGCGGAAAGTCTCTTCCAAAGCGGGCCGCGCGAACTGTACGCCGAGGCCGTAGCGTTGATCAAGGAGGAGTCGGGCCTGTCCGCTGAAGACCAAAAAAACTCCGAGTCGCCTACCACTTCTTCTGCACCGGTGGTTGGAGCGACGAGCGATTCCGGTGTGGAGAATGCAAACGCGCAGGGCACTTCATAGGCCGGAACTGCCGGCGGTACTTCCCGGAGTTGGTTCAGATCGACCGCGCCCCATGCTGGAGCGCGACGTACAGGGAAGGCGAGGCCGTCGTTACCATCGATGGCACGTCCACCGCGGAGTGCCCGGTCTCGTATATCACGGGGAAATCGTTTGAGCTTGTCTCTGCGTTCCATCGGGCAAACCTGGCCGGCGGGAAGGTGGGGACGATGTACGGACCCGATATCAGCCAGTGGCCGGCGTGGGCGGTTGATGCCTGGTCCGTAATGGAGATGGAGCGTCGGCGCGTCGAAAGCACGTTGATGCACGCGATGAGACAAAACAATGCCGAGCGGTCTTGAACTACTCATCAACATCCGAACGCAGGGCGGCTCGGAGATGGACCAGCTTCGGCGCGCCACAGGTGGGATGGCCCAGGAGGCACTGCAAGCCTCCAGGGTCGTCGGCAACTTCGAAGCCAACATTCGCAATATTTCCAAGACAACAGCAGACACCAAGCGCGGCATAGAATCCCTTGCCGCATCTATCCGTTCGGGGGTTCAGGACCCATTTGGAGCCGCAGGACGTGCAGCAGAGCGGCTCGTGTTGCGTTTCGGTACGCTTGGCATTGCCGCAGCAGGCATCGCGGCAGCGGCAGCCGTAGCCTCGAAACAGTTGTTCGATATGGCCAGGGTGACCGGCCAGCTTGCCGAGCAGGAACTTCTTCTCGCAGAACGAACCGGCCTTACCGTTAGAGAGGTCGGGCTGTATTCGGCAGCGTCGAAAATAGCCGGCGTCAACGTAGAATCCTTTGTCGTAGCCGTAAGAACACTCAGCGAAGCACTCAGCGAGGGGACGGAAGAGGGGCAAAGGGGCAAACGCGCCCTAACACAACTGGGGATTGAGGCGACAAACTTAAATGGCCAGATCAAGCCGGTTGGCCAACTGTTTTTTGAAATTGCGGACGCGCTGAATAGAATACCGCAACCGACAGAACGAGCCAGGATCGCCGTCTCCATATTTGGGCGTGGGGCGCTGGAGCTTCTTCCCCTGTTGCGTGGGAACTTCCGTGAGTTGATCACAGAAGTTGAACGAATGGGTGTAATCTTCACGGACTCTGGTGTTCGGACGGCGGCCAGGTTCGACGATGCACTGGATCGGCTCGGGCTGAAGGCAAGAAAGGTTTCCAGGGATATCGGACTGGCCGTTGCCGAGACGGCAGACGCCTTCGGCCTATTGGGCCCCAAAACACCCCTGGAAGAAACACATATTGGGACTCGTGTTGTCGGACCCCCGTTGCCGCCCGGCGGCGGTGTTGGGACCATCCTGAAGGCACTGGATGAGCGCGACAAATCCAAGAGGGCCCAGGAATTATTCGAATCTCTTCAGGGCCCACAGGAGTCCATTCGCCGGCTCCAGGCGGAACGGCAGGCGATTCTAAAAAGCATACTGACAGCAACAGAGGCACAGCAGGGCAATTTGGCAGAAGAGGCCCGCGTTATCGACGGCAAGATCAAACAGGTCGAGCGTATCTTAGAGGCACAACGAGACGCTCACACTAAGCTCGCCCAGGCGCAGGCGAGAACAGCCGCCCTGCTGAACCAATTCCGGCCACAACCCAAAACCGAGATTGGGAGGTTTGATCAGCAGGTAGCAGACGCGCTACAAGAACTTCGGGGTTTTCCAGACCTTGCGAACCAGGTAACAGCGCGAGCCGCTGAGACCCGCCAGGCAATGGTTAAAGAAATCATTGCCAAATCCATCGCATCAGGAAAGGAGATGGCGAAGGAAGCCGTCGAGAAGCTGGAAAAAGCACCGGACAAAACACCCGAGCAAATTGCCAGAGAAGTGATGGAGCGCGCGAAGCAGTCGCTCGAATCCCAAAACAAGATAATCGACGCCTTCAGAAAGGCCGAGCGAGACCGAGACATCGATCGCTTACGGGCATTGGAGGATTACCAGAATCGTCGAGATGAACTCCTTGCTGGACCGGGTGGTGATGTGCGTGTGGCGCAAGAACAGCATGCCCGCCGCCTGCGGTTCATCGACATCGAGCTTGAGCGTCGGCTGGCTGCTGCCGCCATGGTTCTCGACGCAGAGGAGCGGCTGATTGCGGTGGAAGAAGCGCGACACCGCGCCGGGCTGGAGTTCCAGCAGGCACAGCACAATTTCGAGCTTCGGCTCCTGGAGATGCAACAGCAAAAGCTTCAGGAGTTCCGCGATATCGCTGGCAGGGTATTCGATGCCCTCGTTGCTGGCGGGCAGACCAGCCTCCGGGATCTATTCCGCGGCATGATGTTGACACAGCTTCGCACGATCTTCGTGAACGTCGCGGCGGAGGCGTTCAAGGGCCTCGGAGGGGTTCTCGGGGGCGCGATTGGCGGTCAGCGCGATCCACAGTCCGGGAAGTTGACACCCCTCGGCAGGATTCTCCAGGGGACCGTCCTGGGCATCGAAAACAAGGAACTGGCCGAGGCGACCAGGAACAGCACGGCCAGCCAGCAACAACTGAAGTCGTCCACTGATAACCTCAAAGGGAGCGTGGATCGCCTTACCGCCACGATTTCCGGGGCGGCATCGGGGGCGGTTGGGGGAGGTGGCCTCCAGGGGGCGGTCGAGGGCGTCAAGGAAGCCCTGGACGAGGTATCCGACCCCTCTGCTGCAACGTCCGCCAAGCAGCGCTCGCGCGCGGGGCAGGTCCTGGGAGATATTGGGGGCCTCGCTGCGGGCGTTGCCGGCATCATCCTTGGCGGGAAGGCCGGCGCGCCTGGTCTTGCTGCTCTCGCTGCCGGACCGCTCATTGGCCAGAGCCTGGAGAATCTTATCACCCAGCTTGGAGGCAACAAGGGGGTGGCGCATCGAGTAGGGCAGGCTGGGATTATTGCCGGTGGAGCCTTCGGCGTCATCTCTGGAATCAAGGAGGGTGGCACGCGGGGCACGCTCCACGCCGTGTCCTCGGCCGCAGCTACGGCGGCAGCACTGGACCCGGAACCGATCAGCAAGGCTATCCTCGCGGCGATCGCCGTCACCACGGATATCGTTGCCTCGTTCGTGGGTCCCAATGTGGAAAAGCGCAAGCGGGAAATCGCCGCGGCACTGGAAAGGAATCGGTATGCCGACCCGAGTTCACAGGACCTTCTGGTTGATCTCTATGGCAGGCAGATGGATCGCGACGTGGCTGGGACTTTTCGGATGCTCCCACCGCCAATACCTGGCATTGGAGGATTCGGCACGGACTTCGGGGGCGGCATATTCAGCGACATGGGGAACCACATGATTATTGTGAACGTGGACACCATGGATGCCAAGAGCTTCCTGGACAACAGGGGAAGGATTGCGGAGGCCGTTCGCCGCAGCATCATTGACGGGCACCCGCTTCAGGCGGAACTGGACAGCATGTCGAGTAGGATATGACCAAATGGCAACTTTCCCAAACCTGAAGAGCGGGAAACCGGCAATGTACCCGGCCACTCGCGGGCGCGGTTACATGACGGGCACGGTGAAGTTCCTGGACCAGTCCGAGCAGCGGTGGAAGGCGCGCGCCCCCTTGACGCGGTGGGAATTGACGTTCACGGGGGTCGACGGCTATGACCTTTCGCTCGTCCGGGCCTTCTTCAACTCCATGAAGGGGGCATTCGACAGCACATGGGACGTGACGATTGGTGGGGTGCTCTATTCCAACTGCGTGTTCGAGCAGGATGATTTCTCGCCGGTAGAGCAGCGGAACAACCGCCACAACCTGACGCTGAGGTTCAGGCAGGTTAGGAAGAACTGATGACGAACTCGGAAACCCTTCGGCTCATGCGTCTGATTCAGTGCGGATGCAAGAAACACCCGGAGTACAAGGCGAATCGTAAGCCACGGCCGGCTTGCCACGATTGTGCCGATATGTGGAAGGCCAGGCTGCGCCTGGCGGAAAGGGCCTGAACCAACATGGATGGGATGCGGAGAACCTTGGCAGTTGATCTGGACGGAACCGCTGCCATCAACAATGGGAAGATGGGGATTCAGATTGGCAAGCGAGCGCCCGGTGCCCTGACGACCCTGCGGGCGTTCAGGAAGGCTGGATGGCAGATCTTGATTCACACGGTTCGACCCGATGAGTGGGTGGTGAAGTACTGGTGCGACAAGAACCTGCCGGGAATTGTTGATGGAATCAACTGCAACCCGGAGGACGTTGCTACGACCGGCATCGAGACCCCGAAACCCTATGCCGACGTGTACCTGGACGACAAGGCCTGGCCGATTGTCGGGCAGCCCTTCAAATGGGCGGCGTTTCGGAAGAGTGCAAAGACGCGGGGATGGATTTAGGTGCCGATTTACTTCCCACAACTGAACAGCAACGGGGTGATCACCCAACTCCCATACGAGACCAGTGCGGCTTTCCGCACGACGTTCAGTGAAGTGGCAACTGGGAAGCGCCACGCGTATTCGCAGTTCGCAACCCCCGTGTTTCGGTTCAAGCTGCACTACCGGTCCATCCCCGACTCGGAACTGACGACGCTGGAGAACTTCTTCAACGCACGCGAGGGACGCTTGGGAGAGTTCGCTTTCCTGGACCCGGCTGCCAACCTGGTGACCAGGAGCGAGGACTTCGCGGACGCCTTGTGGGTAAAGACCTTGGTAACGGCCGGAGCATCCGTGACTGATCCGTTCGGTGGAGCGCTGGCGAAAAGCCTTGCTGCCGCCGCAGGCGATGCCTTCATGGTCAACACGGTTCTTCCAGACGCCGCCGGCGCAGACGCCTTTGTGCTTTGTGGATCGGTGTGGGCGCGGGCGCTCTCCGCCGGCCAGAACATAGCCATCGGGTTTCTGAACAATCTGGATGTTCTGCTAAGCCAAACAACCTGGGCGCTTCCCCAGAATGCATGGAAGCGAGTTCACCACACGATCACCCTGGCCACTCCCGCGCCTGCCGCCGTAAAGCTCCGCATTGGGGGCGGTAGCACCTGGAATAACACGACAATCGAGATGTTCGGAGCGCAGGCCGTTCCATCCATGGGTCCTGGAGCCTACGCCAAGACCCCCGGCAACCCAGGCCTTCACGGGAAGTGCCGATTCGAAGCCGACGAGTTTGCTGTCCGATACCTCGGCCCAAACCAGAACTCCGTCCAGCTTGGAATCCAGGAGTACAGATAAGAGTGTAGAATGCCACTGACAACCATCAACGCGGCGAAGGACCTGAAGCCAACCAGCTACCAGCCACTGCTGATTGCTACGGTTACTTTCACCGATTCGCCAGCAACAATCTTGCGGCTCTGCACACACCCGCTGAGGGTGTCCGATGGTGGGTTCCAGTATGGCGGGAACGACTACCTGCCGCGCATTCTGAACCAGGATATTGCCGCTACACAAGCGATGAGCGAGCAGGGTATCGACCTGGCACCGAGCGTGAACCTGATTCTTTCTGATGGCGACCGTTTCATTTGGACGAACCATGAGAAGGCCATCGGGTTCAAGGGCGCGAAGTTGAAGCTGGAGTTTATCTTTTGGGACGCGGATACCGCGACGTTCTCCAGCGACATCAAGGTCATCTTCGTTGGAATTTGCGGGCCAGCGCAACTCGACAACGAGGACGAGATTTCCGTGTCGGCGGTGAACCTTCTTAACCTCTCGCGGTTCAACTTCCCGACGCTCCGAATCCAAAAGCGATGCCCGTGGGTATTCCCGACGACGGCGAAACAACGCGAGGCGGCCGTTCTTACAGAGGACTCGCCGTTCTTCTATTGCGGTTACGGACCGGACGTCGACAGCACCGGCACGGCCATCGGAAGCCCCCCAGTGACGCCCCATGCGGATGCGCGAGGCAACTTCAACGCCGGTGTCCCGTTCACGGTCTGCAACTTCACGAAGGCGGATTGCGAAGCCCGTGGGATGTACGAGAAAGACAACGCGACGCCGAACCGAAACACAGCGCGCTACGGCGGCATTCAGTGGTCACCCCCGGAGAGCCAACACACGAAGGGCCTGGACGGGAAGTGGCTCGACGTTGGCCAGAACCCGAACATCGCAAAGTACAACGACTACTTTCCATTGGTCTACGGAAAGAGCAACGTCGAACCTCCGGTGATGAACATTGTCGGGGATGCGAACCTCACCAAACTGGAAGCGGTTTTGTCGTTCGGTGAAATCGACGCGGTCGAAAGGGTGATCATCAATGATGTCGTGGTTGCCCAGGGCACGCAGGGCGGCAACACCATCGCCGGATTCTGGAACTATGTGGCGACCGGAACGAGGACCGGCGCTCGCAACCTGGATGCGCTCTACACCGATAGCGCCGGCCTGCCCCTCGGAGACCCCTATGGGTCTCTGGCCTGTATTGAGGTAGTCATTCCAAGGGCGCTCTCAGAGACAACCAGCACGCCTCGCATCAGGGTTCTTCTCCGTGGCCGCAAGGTCCGAGTGTACACCAATCCGACCACTTTCACGAGAACCTGGTCAGAAAACCCGATCTGGATCATGCTGGATGCGCTGGTTCTAGCTAACTGGGACTACGCCGACATCGACATCCAGAGCTTCATCGACGCTGCGGCCGTTTGCGATGTGAGCATCACGTACACGGACCTGAACAATCTCAGCCAGACTCATGCCCGCTACAAGGCCGGCCTGGTGATTCGCCAGCGCGTTGCGGCGAACGAGTTTATCCGGGGCCTGCGGAACAACTGCAAGGCGATCCTGGGAATAGTCGACGGGAAGCTGAAGGTTTCCATCAAGCGAACTCTGGCAGACCAGCAGCCATCCACCATTGCCGGTTCGAACTACAACACGGCGGTCGCGTCGAAGAACGCAGCGGGAACAGCGACGGATGGCTTCGTGGCGCACAAGTTTGACGAGGCAACGCTGCGTCTGGTGGATGACGGGGGCCGCTCCAAGAGCACACTGACGGTCAGTCAATCATCTCTGCAGGAGACGCCAAATCGAATCGGAATGCCGTTCTCTAATGAGTTCAACGACTACGCTCGTGACAGCATTGAGGTTGCTAACACTGCGGATATTGTGAGGTCCGGCCAGGAGGTTCCGGCTCTTGCGCCGGCAGAGGGGATCACGAACTTCGATCAGGCAACACGCATCATCAAGTGGATGATGGCCGAAGGATTCCAGGGAAATACGCGAGGCGGAGCAGCAGGAGACACTGGCGGTACCCTGGTGTTCAGCTTCGAGACCAGCTTCACGGCCCTCCATCTTCAGGTGGGGCGGGTTTGCCTTTTCAGCCACACGCAACTTGGCATCACCAACAAGCTGATCCGCATCCTAAAGATTCAACCTGCAACCAACTTTGAAACCTGCAGGATCACAGCAGCGCTCCACAGCGACGAGTGGTATCTGAACTCCTTCGGCCAGGACGCCGAGCCTCGGTACGATGGCCGGCGGCGGGACCAACTCGACCGGCCCCCGTTCGCATGGCAGCCCTACGAGGTCCAGCCGAGGACGACGGACCCGCTGTACGACTCTACCGAATGGTCCTTCGGGTTGGCCCCGATCTACGAGGCCGCTGGAGACAAAACGGCCCTCGCCCGCCTGCGCGTTTCGGGCAAGCTCCCCGTGAACGATTTCAGCGTCAACACGCGCCCGCCGTGGGTTCCGCTTCAGGGAACGACCGCCAGCACCGGAGGCGTTCTGGCCGGCGGCAAGACTTACTACTGCGCGCTCGTGGCCAAGGACACTGTTGGGGCAGAGTATGGAGTCACCGCACCTTCGGAGCTTGTGCGGATCGCAGTTCCCGCAGGGACCAATACCAACACGATCACGATCCCTGATATCGCTTGGGCGGCGGGTTCTGTAGGGTACATCCTGTTCGCCGGGACAGATCCGACCAAGCTGGCGTTCCACTCCACGAGCGATACGACGCCTACTTCCATCACGATCACGACGGCCCTGAATACCGCCGCCTACGGGATGCCAGACGTGGAGTTCGACAAGGCCCGCTATAAGGTCAAGCGCGTCCTGCATTCCGGTGTCGTCGGGATCGCGCTTACTGGTTGCAACTTGAACAAGCTCATTATCCAGAACGCTGGATGGACGGTGAACGAATGGACCAACTACGATTGCTCCATCATCGCGTTCAAGGATGCAACCCTGGCCAGCGGCGTGGCGATCACCAACGCGACCAACGCATCCCCAATTTCCATAACCGCCGCCGGCCACGGCCTTGCAACGGCAGATCGTGTGTTCATAACCGGCGTGCTCGGGAACACGGCGGCCAACGGATGGTACATCGTCACCGTCGTCGACGCGAACACTTTCACGCTGAACGACTCCAGCGGCAACGGTGCGTACACGTCTGGAGGAACATCCCAAAAGGTAAACAGCCTGACCCCGTCAACGGTGGCGATGGCAATCGCCAACTATACCGTTGCTTCCAACACCGCGTCCGTCCTTACCCTCACCGCAGGGAACCCCCTTGACGACGGCGTTGGCACTGGGGACGTGCTCATTATTCGCTCCCGCCCAAACACCACCACGCCTACGACCCTCGGTGACTCTAAGTGGATCAACGCCCAGGGACCTTCCGGCCTGAACGTAAACGAAGAAACCGGGCGCATCGTTAGGTTCATTGCTGGCAAGGGCAAGGGACAGGTCGCCCGAATCAAGAGCAACACGTCAACCGTTCTGACCATCGAGGGAACATTCCAGATTACCCCCGACGTGACGAGCCGGTACATCATCGAGGAACCAGACTGGCCGTACTCCCTGGACGATACGCCGGCGGATGTGAACCATCCCCTACGTTCATACAACTTTGATATGCCGGTGGACAACCTGGCAAATCAAGCAGTACTCGTGCAGGGTGTTCTTGTAGATGGCGGGGAGAACGAGTCTTTTCCACACCAGTCTCCAGTGCGAGAAATATACCTGTATGGGGATGCGGGGACCGGCGCTGCGGTTCCGCCAGCGAATATTACGGGGCTGACCGTAACCGTGGATGGGTACTCAGACCCATCGGATGATGGCTCCGTCAATGTGCGGCTGAAGGTTACGTACGTCAACCCCGTTCCCCTTGGCACCTTTGACGGCGTGCACGCTTATCTCGACGCACCAGACACGCTCGGAGGACTCTCCGTCGGCTCGATGACCGCCGGCGGCTCCGCGATACCGTTGTTCTCGCCTCTGGATCTAGGGAAGAAACCACGGGCAGAAAACCCCTTCTTCGTTCAACGGCGAGCCCCGCAGGAATCCGAAATCTGGAGAATATACGGGGCCTCGTACAGCGACGAGGTAGACAACACCCTGGTCGCGGTAGGCGGTGCCGGGGCTACGCCTTCCGCAACCGTGACCGTCTTTACGCCGGCCCAGGCCAGCGGGGAGAACTTCGCGCAACTCGTAACCAACCTGGCGGTCACGGTTGAGTTTGACCCGGTGTCGGGATCGCTACCACCGCGCGTTCGAGTCGGATTTCGTCGGTGGAGATTCACGGCTACCTGGCAGGTCCCGGTGTTCCCGCCGCGCAGCCGTCAGCAATCGACGTTCGGCGGCATAGACATATTGCTGGAGGAGGCCACCCTTGGCAACCGCAGCTTGCTCGCCAGCGAGCAGGGTGCCACCTACACGAGCCCGTGGTTCGACCTCCCCCGCGTGACCACGGAGTTCTGGATTTGGGGGCTCTCCTACGATAGCCGCGGCAGGCGCAACAGCCTTCGGACGGGCGTAACCCCGCGCGCGGTTGTGACGATTCAGGCCAACGCCGCTGCCGGTGTCGCCGGACAAGAGAACACTCCGAACGTCACTGCAATATCCGCAACTTTCGTCTATGTTACAAACGCCCAGGGTCAAAAGGTCCTAATCATCACGACCGCCTATACAAAGCCAAACGACCCACGGTGGGGCGGCGTCGACCTCGGCTACGATCGCGGCGACGGCGTGTGGCGACCACTGACCGGCAGCTACTACGCCAGCGGAGCATTCACCGATACCAGGCACGAGATCACCAACTTCCCGGAGAGTAACCAAACCTGGAAGATATACTTCTGGAGTCGGGACGTCAGCGGACAGCACAACGTATTTTTCGCGGCCGACGCTACGAAAACGCCGCGCGTTGATCTGCTCGTCACCCCACCCCCATCGGGAAGCGCAGGGGTAGAGTTCTGCGCCAACGTGACCGGACTTGGGGTTGGTGTTGCAACATTCAACTCGGCCGACGGCGGCTACATCACCAAGCTCACGGTGACCTTCACCAAACCGACGGACCCGGCGTTCGCCGGCGTCGATGTCGTTCGCCTGGTGAGCGGGCAAGCAGACAGAGACATCAGCCTGGGCGTCACGTTATCTCCGACCGAGTTTGAGGTTCAAACCCCGGCAGCCGTGGAAAGCTGGAGCGTTTACACGCCCGCGTTCGACGTCAACGGCAGGCGCAACACGTTGACCCCCGGCGTGACTCCGGTCGTGGCTGTAAGCGTGGGCGACGGGGGTGGACAAAGCGATTTTTCCAGGGCCAGGGCGGGAACGTTCGATGGCGCAGAGTTCATCGTAAGCGCTGGTTCGTTTCGGATGAACTCCATAAGCGCCAACAAGATCCTCACCGGGCAGCTTTTGGTCGGGGGAGGCGGCGGCAAGCCAACACGAGTGGAGGTGTTTAATGTCGCCGGTACGCGGATTGGACAGATTGGCATCGATGGGACAGATGAAAGCTGGCTTAAGAGCTTGCGCGTTGGTGGCACAAGTTACGCCACCGCACAGTTCCAGGCGGACGCTAGCGGAAACGTGTCGTTGACAAACGGCACACTCGATGTCACGGCAGGAGTAACGCGGGTCAAAATCAATCCAACAGACGGCCTCAAAGTATTCGAATCTAACCTGGCGCGAACAGCGCGGGTATTTGGAGCCGCGGGCGGGTTCTACGTCGTAAAGGATGCACAAGCGTTTTCCTTCGGTGATCTTAGCCCGTCTAGCGTATCTGTCAGCTCCGGGGTCGGAACCACCGCGTCGTTCGCGGAAATGTTCGCTGTAGCAGCGACGAACGACGCCTTCGTTCGCCTTTACGGAACCGGGGGATACAGAACGTCGCTGGAGGCCAGTGACGCTGCCGGCGGATCGTTGGAGTTGCTACCCGTTTCGGGCAGCGCTCTTCGCCTCCGGCCCACGACCGCTACGGCCGCCACTGCCGGGGCCCAAACCTTGCCCGCAAACCCCGCCGGGTTTCTCAGCTTCCTGCTCGGCGGAGCGGTCATAAAAATACCGTACTACAACTCTTAAGCGATGCAATGTTATGACGCTGCCATCTCTTGAGGATGGGGTATAATTGGAAAGTAAGAAAGGGCCGGGTGGAACATGCTGATTGCAACCATGCTAGTGAACGTGGTCCTGGTGCTCAACGGGTTATTCCCCCTAACGGTGCGGGTGGCGACGTTCGATTTCCTCGGTGACCTAAGTGGACTACAGGCGGGTCAATGCGCCAACTGGGAAGCTCTCTGGCCCGGAATACCGCGCCCAGACTATTGTCGCGCGCCGTGAATGAACAAAAAGGAGCACAGATGCCAGAATCAGACGTCGAACCGAGAATCGTTCTGAGTCCAGCCGAGCGGGAGTTCGTTGTCGCCTATTCCGCACAGGGCATGGAGGCGCGACAGCGTGCTGCCGTGTGCGCCGAAACTATCCGTAACTTCTTGAGCGTTGTGGTCAGAAACCATGGCCACGAAGCCGGAATCGAGTTCGAACTCTCGGCGGATTGCTCTACCTTGACGCGCCGGAAACAGGAAGGATAACCAAAGCACAATGCCATATCCGTCAACGTTCGTCGCGGCCGACCCGATCTTGCCCAAGCTCAACGATTGGCTGGTCGGCATTCCCACCTGGCTCGACAATATCAACGCTGCGAGCTTTAACCTCAGCCAATTGAAGAACCTCACGTTTCGTCAGAACGTGGCCCCGGCGGCCCCGGCATCGGGAGACATTTCTGTCTACATGGACTCGGGCGATGCCAAGCTGAAATGGAAAGATTCAGCGGGCACTATTCACTTTGTCGCCAGCAACGCCGCGCTTTTCACCGCCGGCTCGGTAGCATTTGCCGATTCCTCGGGCAGGCTCACGCAGGATAACCCCAATCTTTTTTGGGACGACGTCAACAATCGTTTGGGCATCGGCACGGCAGTCCCTACGTCCCGGATTACCGTTGGCGCAGCTTTCGCCAACACCGCCAACTCCGCAATTCTGTCAACCAACGCCGGCGCTCTCGGGACCGTCGCGGCGGACGAGATTCGCATTGCCAGCATTGGGTTCACGGCGACGAACGAGACACACCTGGGAATCTATGCGTACCGCGTGACCGCCGGCTCCGATTACACTACGGCCGGGATCGGCCTGGGCGTCGACGTTGACAACACTGGCCGTATCGGCGGGATGCAGATCTTCCTGCATTCGAACGGGAACCTCGGGTTCGGGACCCCCTCCGAATTCGGCGGCGGCACCAAGGTGATAGGCCTGGTCAACAGCACCGCGGTGCCGACAACGAACCCCGTCGGGGGAGGAGTCATGTACGTGGAGGCGGGCGCGCTGAAATACAGGGGTTCTGCTGGGACAGTAACAGTGATCGCGGCAGCCTAAAAAAAAACGGAGGAGGCTTACCAAACATATGGCTGGTGCACAAAAGACCACCCGAAAGTGCCCTATCTGCCAGCAGACTAAGGAAATCGAGAACCGCTGCGAGACGTGTAGCAACGAGTGCGCCGTGGAACTTCGGAATCGCCGGTTCGCCGAGAAGAAAGCTGCGGCAGAACAAAAACGCATCGCCGCGCTCTCCACGCTCTCCAATCTGGAGGCGGCCGTGCTCGTGGCGCTACGGAAGCCCGACTCGACCATCGACACCGTTGCGGAAGCCGTGGACCGTTCGCCCAAAACGGTCCAGGGCATCGTTGTGTCCCTCCAGAAGAAGAGTTTCAACGTCAAGCTGGCGGCCGGGGGCAGGGCCGCGCTTTCTCCCGAAGTGGAACCTGGCGGCGAGATTGTTCACCCCCTCGGGGACTTCAAGGGTGGATGGCAGGCATTCGGCGCACTGGGCGATAATCACCTGGGAAGCAAGCATGAGCGCATTGATGTGTTGCGGGCGCTCTACAAAATCTATGCGAATGAAGGTATCGCCACCGTTTACAACCTCGGCAACTGGATCGAGGGAGAATGCCGGCTGAACACGCACGACATCAAGGTGTTTGGACTCGACAGACAGGTCGAGTACTTCATCGAGAACTACCCCCAGGAGAAAGGGATCAAGACGTTCTTCATTTCCGGGGACGACCACGAGGGGTGGTACCAAAAACGGGAGAGCCTCGTCATCGGGGAACACGCTATGCTACGCGCCCGAGCCGCCGGCCGCCAAGACCTGGTCTGGATCGGACACCTGGAAGCCGACGTGGAGCTAAAGGCGAAGGATGGAGGGTCCTGCTGGATGAAGCTGATGCATCCTGGCGGCGGCTCTGCCTATGCGCTGAGTTACGCGCCACAAAAAATGGTCGAGTGCGTACCGCTAGACTCCGAAATTCTCTCCGAATCTGGCTGGAAGAAGCACGATGAAGTCTCCACCGGGGAGAGGGTCATGGGATACCACATAGCAACCGACCGCTGCGAATGGACTACGGTAACCGGCGTAAATCACGGCAGGGCGGAGGTTGTCACCTACAAGAACGATCAGTTTGTGGTCCGTTGCACACGGAATCACAAATGGGCGATGGAATGGGAGAGCCGTGGAGGGCCAAACCCGAAGAGCCTAGAGCCGGGGACCTATGTGCGTCGGAGCAAGATGCTTACAACCATCGACGAAGCCAAGGAGCGATCACGAATTATTCAAACGGCCGTTGGGCCGGATGGGCCAGGCGCTTCGTGGGACGATGAACACGCGGCCATCCTTGATCGCAAAAACGCCACAGGATGGGTTTTGAAGATGACGGCCCCGCAACGCGCCGCCTTCGTTTACGGGATGATGCTCGGCGAGGGGGGATTTTCCGGGAACGGCAACACGCTAGTGTTTTCACAACGGCCAGGTCCAATCCAAGACGCTTTTGTGCTCGCATGTTTCCTTGAGGGAAGGGCGACAGGGGCAAACCGCAAGACCACAAAGAAGTTGAACGGCGAGGACAAGGTGTGCTGCAGGACAACCGTAATGAAGAAGCGTATGCGTATGGCCAGCCGCTCACTGCGAGAAGTTGCGTCATCCGTTCAAGACGTTTGGTGTCCATCAACGGAGCTTGGTACCTGGGTAATGCGTCAGGGCGATATCGTAACCATCACCGGAAACTCCTTTCAGGGCGGGGAGAAGCCCCGCGTGCTGCTGCTCGGCCACTACCACAAGTTTGACCACTGCGTCCCGCTTACCTCAGACATCCTGACCCCATCCGGGTGGAGAAACTTCTACCAAATGGAGGAAGGCGAGACCGTGCTCGGCTACAACACAGAGACAGATAGGTGCGAATGGACCACATTGCGCGCCATCAATCTCTACTACGACCTGCCGGTCCGAACCTACAAAAGCTCAGTCTATGAGGTCCGCTGTACCGTGGATCATCGGTGGCCAATGGTCAAAAAGTTTTCTGACAGCGTCCTTATGGGCAGCATCGATGCAACACCATGCCAACCCCGTATAGTCCAGGCTGCCGTGGGACCAGAAGGTCTTGGGGTCGGCCAGCTTTCGCATGCAGATTGGCTCAATCGCGGCGATGGGGTAACCTATGTGCTGCGAATGACAAGCAGCGAGAGACGGACGTTTATCCAGGGCATGACTGTCGGTCGAGGCACGCTCCGTTTTGGCCAGAACCCCGTAAATGAAGCATTCTTGCTGGCATGTTTCTTGGAGGGGATCGCAACCAGTACGTCGCGTTTGGCGACCAGCTCGAATTGTCTGGTCACATCGATGCTACGGAGACGCTTTCGCGAGACGCGCTGCTTGAGGGTTATCGATGAAAGAACGGAACCGACATGGTGTCCCACAACCGATCTGGGCACCTGGGTAATGCGGCAAGGTAGCACCATTACGATCACCGGGAACTGCTACCCTCGAGAGGTCGACGTTTTGCAGACTGGATGCACGTGCGATCAATCAATTTTCCTGCGGAAGATGAAGATTCAGGCCCACGTCGGTGGTTGCATCGTCCGATACCATCAGCGGCCTGACGGGGTCCTGAACCGCTTTTCGGTGGAGTGGATTCCATTCTACGACCGCGACTTCTACAGCAACCGGAGGAGCTTCAGGTGATCGTCGGAGTGCATGGGAGGTTTGGCTCCGGCAAGGATGAGGTCGCCCGGTTCTTGTCGGAAGCCGGTTTTAAGCGGCGGGCATTCGCCGACCCACTGAAGATCGAGGTCGCCACATTGCTGGCCGGCGCACCCCTTCCGCCAGGACTCCCCGAAAACCTGGTCGCCCTTATCGATGACCTGGATGGAAAGCCTGCCGCGGTTTTCCGCAAGCCAACCAGCAGAGACGCCAGAGCGCTGCTGCAAGGCTACGGGACGGAGTTCCGCCGCCGCCAGGAAGATGGATATTGGCTTCGAAGCCTTGAGCCTTATTTGCTCGGGGTCGTGAATGTCGTGATCCCCGATGTACGATTCAAGAACGAGTTGGGGTTTGTGCGTTCCAAGGGCGGGGTGTGCTGGACAGTCCGGCGGCCAGGACATAACTGCCTGTACGGGGAGGATATCGAATCACACGAGAGCGAGCACGACCTCGTAGATGCCGTGTTCGACGCCACGGTTTTGAACGACGGGACGCTAGAAGAACTGCAAGCGAAGGTATACGCCCTGTGCGTCTCGTGATACGATGGAAGCAGAGGCCCCCCCCATGAGCGATCTAAGCTGGCTGCAAAAGTTGGAGTGCAAGGGGGCCACGATTTTGATCCTGGCGATCCTAAATATCGGCGTCCTCGCCTTTCTCGGGGCCGCCACGATCCTGCGCCCGGATGCGGTTTTCGATTCCGGGGTCCGGCAGATGTTCTGGCTCTCGACGCAGACCGGTCTTCTGGGCGGCCTCCTGACCGCTCTCAGTAACTCCAAAAAGAACGGCGGGGCCAACGGTAACGGCGCGGCAGGCGGATAACGAAGGATGATATGCCATGCGCCGGTTGGTGTTCCTGTTCTTGCTGACGGCCCTGTTGGGCGGGCAAAGCGAATCCTTCGACTTTCGTCTACTGGAACTGTATATGCGGGCCATGCGGGATGCGGAGGTCCAGAGGGTCATCGCCGAACGCGGGCGGGCCAAGCTGGAGGCCGCAGCCTTTCAGGAACGACTGCAGGCCGTGGCCGAGACATGGAGCGACTTCACCACGGAATATTTTCACGGCGGGACATTCAACATCCGAAAGGCGCAGGAGTTTAACCGGGCCGTGGCTGATCTTCAGTCCGGTCTTGGATGGCCCAAGGGGAAAAAGACCCCCAGACGCTGATGCAAGTCATCAACCGCGAGTACGAGATGGTGCCGGTTGGGAACATCCGACGTCACCCCAGGAACCCAAGGCGAGGCGACGTGGATGTTATCGCCGAGAGCATCGGAGGAGAACGGGTTTTTCGGCGCATGCGTTGTCCAGAAATCTACCGGTTTCATCTTGGCCGGCAACCACAGGTTCGAGGCTGCCAAGAAGAACGGAGCGGAAACCGTCCCTGCCATTTGGGTCGACGTGGATGACGCCACGGCGTTGCGGATTCTCCTGGCGGACAACAGGACCAGTGATGTGGCCACCTACGACTTCGAGGTCCTGGCCAGGATTCTGCTGGAGGTCCAGCAGGCGCAGGGGAGCGCGAAGGGTACCGGCTACGATGAGGCCGCCGTCCGGCGCGTCATGGCGCAGGCAAACGTCGTGGTAGCGGCGCGGGATGCTGGCCCCACGGAACCACAAGCCCAGGCCGTCTGTCAGACCGGTGATATCTGGGTCCTGGGAAGGCACCGCCTGATGATCGGAGATGCATTGGTGGATGCCGGGACTCTGATGGCTGGCGAGCAGGCCGACTTGGTGTTCACCGACCCGCCCTACAACGTCGATTACGAAGGCTATACGGAGGATCGTCTAAAGATCGAAGGCGACAGGATGACCGCGGAGCAGTACTGCGACTTCCTGGCCTCTGCTTTTGTCGCCTACCGAGCCATCATAAAGCCCACGGCCTCCCTCTACGTCTGCCATCCAGCGTTCTGGCAGCGGCAGTTTCAGGATGCCCTCGATGGGGCCGGCTTCGAGATGCGATGCCAGATCATCTGGGCCAAGAACACCTTCGCCTGGGGCTTTGGGCGATACAAGTTCCAGCACGAACCGATCTTCTACGCGCACGTTGCCGGCGAGAGCGATGCGTGGTATGGCGATAAGTCGCAAACGACGCTGTGGCAGGTCAACAAGCCATCAGCCAACCGCGAGCATCCCACCGCCAAGCCAATCGAACTGGTCGAGCGCGCTATAGTGAACAGCAGCCGGCAAGGGGACGTGGTCGTCGATCTATTCGGTGGTTCCGGGTCAACTCTGATAGCGGCCGAAGGCCTGGGCCGTCAGGCGAGACTCATGGAAATCGACCCGGCCTACGGGGATGTGATTATCAGGCGGTGGGCTGGCTCTGAAGGGAAGGCTACGTTGGGAGGCCAGGCGTTCGAGGAAGTGGCCCGGCGGCGCGACAAACCCGTCTAGGCCGACCAGACCGCCCAGGGCGCGCCCAGGGGGAGGGTTGGCCTCCAGCTACCACCCAGGCCTCACCGACGCGCCCAGCGCATCCCCTGGGGGGCCGGCCAGGGTCTGGCGCCCGCCCTTGCCTGTAGTGTCATTTGCTCCTTATCGGGTTGGATGATCCACTGGTGTCGGCAGTTGTACCCGCCGCCAGTCACAAATGGGTTGGGCAACTGCCCGTTCCGCATGTCCGTGATTTGCTCGCGGGTGTATGTCCGCTGCGACTTCATGAGGCGCGCGCAGAATGGACGGATCAGCTTGTCAACCGGCCCTTCGTAGCGATAACGCATTGCCTCTTCCGTGGTGGTCGAGTCGCGCTCTATGATCTCGAATCCGCGCGCCGCGATCCCCCGGTAGAACGTAGAGAGGGAAGTCCCTGCTAGCGTCGTGGCGTCGCCCAATGATACGCTTAGTCGGTCGGCGATCATGCTGGTCAGATCTCTAAACGGGAGACCACCAACTGAAAATAGGCTCTGTTGCTGCGCGAGTTCGGCGGCGCGGGACACCATCCCCCGAAGTGAGGTATCTGCGCTAAGCTGCTGCGACGAGAACAGCGCCAAGTCCCGCTGTGAGAATTCGAACCGCGCAAGTGGGGTCTTGATGGTCTCGCTGATTTCCTGGATGACCTGCTGGAAATACTGGAACTGGCCGGGGAACTGCCCGACGAAGGCCTCGACCAGGGTCCCATAGCCGGCCCGATCCATGGTCTCCATGAACATCGTGCTGAATCTACGGAGCACAGCGCGGTTGCCCGCTGTGTTCTGAATTACCCCTTGCTCGATGATAAGCTCCTGCTGTAGCTGTGCGGTTATGGAGGCCTGGGCCTGACCGATAATACGCTGGAGGCGGTTGGTGAACTCGGACGTTAGTGACTCGATGGAGCCGACTTGCCTTCGGATTGCATCGCTTGGCATTTATCGGTCCGGGGGCAAAGAGGCTTACGCCCGATTCAGCATCTGGTAGATGGTGTGGTACACATCGGCAACCTGGCCCTCGTCCAGCAGGGTTCCGCTCAAGATCGGGGCCGCCGCCAGCGTGTAAGTCTTTGTGGCGTAGTCGATCAGCGTGGAGTTTTGCAGATACATCTTGTCGGCTGTTGATCCGACGTAGATGTTCCAGTCCGTTGCCTTGAGTGGAGTCAATGCTCCCTGCGCCATCCCGATCTTAGGGTGCTTTCCGTCCGGGGCGGTTAGGTTGCTGATATCGACCTTGAGGACGTTGCTGGCCGGAATGGTAAAGGACAGCGGCTCGCTCGGGCCGGATTCCCCATTCCCCTTGTCCGTGGCGCTCTTGTACTTGGAATCGTCGACCCACGTGATAGCCACGAAGTAGGCCCCTTCCGCGGCCGCCCCGCTCGCTACGGTCGTGAGGTTCCCCGACTCGCTCCATTCGCCGGCCCCGAACTCATGGAGCGCTCCAGGGCAAGCCATGGGAGACAACACCAGAGGGACCCCGAGATTCATGACCATCGGCCAGACGCGCGACCGTAGTTCGTCTGCATACAGCGTCGCCTTCTTCTCGAAACGGTCTGAAACCTTCCTGGCGTAAGCAGCACGAAAAAGCCTTTGCAGGGCGTAGTAGGTGACCCACTGCTTCAGGTGGGACATGTACCCCGGCTGCTGGCTGGTGACGCAGACCTGGGAAAGATGAAAGCGTGGTACGTTGCCGGGCGTTGCTACTGGCCAGACGTTCAGCAGCGCCCCGATGTGCGGAGCACTGATTCCGGGGGGGGCCATGTGACCGAAGCTCTGTGCGGCATCCAGAAGCCGACGTCCACACTCGTCGCATGCCTGGCGACCCAGGCCATTCACTCCGTCGATGGCAAGCTGCTCTGTTGTGACAACGGAAGGGGTCTCGCCATCGATCATGGCGAGGTCGGCTTGGCGGACAAAGTCGCGGTCAGTCCAGAGCATTTTGGTGCCCCCTGAAAATCAAAACTGCCGCCGGCCGCCAAGACCTGGTTGGGTCCCAAGCGGCCGAGCGGCAGCCTTGGAAGCTCGTTGATTCCTGGTTACGGGTTCGGGCCGCCGAACGGGAAGATGGTATCCAGCAGGTCCTCGACCCCTGGGCTGTGGATGCATCTCACGCTCCGAACGCGGCTCAGGGCATCCAGAAGGTCGTACAGGTCGTTTGGCTTCAGGTCGCACCTGATCCGCTTCACGCTTCCGCCCGCGGTAAACGCGCCGTTGCCGGACGAGCCGTCGAGCGTGAACGTATTGGCGTCCACGCGGGTCACCGCGAAGTAACCATTGGCCGCCGTGTTGCCGCCGACGTTGTAGACTGCGACCTTGTCGCTGGTCTGAAGCCCGTGCGCCGTCGACGTAACGGAGATGGGCGTCGCGTTGGTCGCCCCCGTGATCGCCGTGGCTGCCAGCGCCGTGGCCTTATCGAGCACGGCACGAATCTGAGCGTTTGTCAGTTTTGGCATGGTGTTTTTTCCCCTTCTTTCGCTGGCGGCGGCCCTGCAAAAACCGCCGCCAGAAAGGGCGGAGTCTTTACGACTCCAGCCAGGCCTCGTAGTCCACCGATGGCGACGCCCCCGTGATCTCGTCCAACTGGCAACGGATCACGGCGCTCGCGGTCCCGAACCGTAGCGATGGGAAGTCGTTCTTGGTGACGCTGAAAACCTTCGGGGCGTCCGCCTCAACCTTGCCCTGCACGCTGAACGCCGGGCCGGGCAGTTGCGCGGTGAAGGCGTTCACCGAATCCGGGAAACTGAAACGAATCTTCCCGCCAGCCGGCACCGCCTTCAGGACCTTAAGATGCAGAGTCCAGTACCCCGAGATGCCGGAGACATCGACGCTGGAGCCGTTGGCAGCAGCCGTCCTGGTGACCTTCGCCTGAACAGAGGTGATAGCCATGGTTGTTTACTCCCTTTCGTGTTTTCCTTTTCCGCCCGCCCCCCCCGCGCTCAGGCCAACAGCCTGGGCCATTTAGGGGTTGACGATCCTGATGTTCTGCAACGCCCGTTTCATTTCCTGCTCCGCCAACTTCGCCCCATGCTCTGACTGACGCTTCTCGTAGGCCCGAACCTCGACGTCAGTCGCAACCCGGTGTGTCTGATCCACAAGGCAGCGGGCGGCCGTCAGTGAATCAGCCAGCACCACAGAACCAGGCAACGTGCCCTTGTCGTGGTTGGCAATCGAGATGAGCCAGTGATCCTTCTCCGACCCGATCTCCGCTTGCTTCTCCCGCACCACCCTCCAGTAACTTCGTGCGTCCATGTTTTGTCCTCTCCGTGTCCGGGGGGGGCCGCTGGCAGACGACCCCCCTGCATTTTATCAGCCCGGTTAGCTGAGTAACCGCACCCCGAACTGGCCGCGCAGCACGGCAGAACCGTAGAGCACGTCGACCGTGAACTGCTGCGACAGCGTGTTCGGCTGGTAGCTCATCACCACCCGAAGTCCGAAACTCCCGAACTCCGCGAACTCGGCGATGGCCCCGGTGCCAGGCAGCGGCTGAGGGAGCCGACGAGTCACCAGGGCGAAGGCGTCCCGCGCGAAGGCCAGGTTGTAGATCGTCGAACCGACCTTCTTCACGTTCTGGCTGCGGAAAACTTCGAAGTTCTTCAGCCGCCCCACCATGCCCGTGCGGATGGCCGAGCCTTCGCCAACCTTCTCCGCCTCGGTAAAGCGTGGAAGCTGGCGGACGTCCCCATACCCGTCGCCGCTCAGCACGAGCACGCGGCCAGCGGCCTCGGGGACCTTCGCCGCAAACAGGCTGCGCTCGGCGGCGTCCACCGCGGACTCCGTGATGGCGGTGTTGGCCGTGCCCACGTCGGCGTTGTATGTCAACAGGGCGTACAGCCCGAACAGGTCGGCCTCGATCCTCTCCGCCACAGCAATCACCGAGGGGTCCATGTAGGTCCGAATCAGATCCGGGCTGGCCAGGGCCTTGGCGATGTCCGTGATGACAAAGGTGGACTCGGCGTGTGTGTTCAGAACGACCTGGGCGTTACCGAGCGCCGGGTTCTGGTTTGTGACCGACCCGCCCTCGGCGATGTTACTCGCCACCATCGGAGGCGCGATGGGGACGTTGACCGTGTCGCCTACCGCCGCCAGATCGGACTCGTAACTGCGGTTGACCAGGTTCCCCATCACGAGGTTGGACACCAGCGCCGGAAGCGCATCGGTGGCCACCATCTTGACAATTGCCTGCGCTGCATTCTGGCTCGTGATTTCGTTTGCCATGTGTGTTCACCCCTCTTTTTGAAGGTCTCCTGTTTCCTTTCCTTTTTCCCCTATTGGCCGACTCCCAGTGCCACTCGGGTTGCTCCGAGAATCCTGACCCGATCAGCCGCCGTCATCCCCTGTTTGATCTCGTCGAGGGATGCCTTACCGCCCACTGCCGGCTTCCCGCCAGGCCCCGCCCCGGCCCCGCGCTGCTCTTTCGGGGCCAGCAGGTTTGGCATGGCGGCCAATTGCTCATCCACGAACTTCTCCAAAGGCAGGCCGCCGGCCACAAGTTCGCCAGACTCGGTGCGGCTGATTTCCGCTGTGACGCCACGCACGAAGCTCGCGCGAGATGCGTCGTTGGCGAAAGCGTACTTCCCAACGGCGGTCAGCAGCGCCGACTGCCGTTCCGTCAGGTCCGCCTTTTCCTCAGCCTTTTTCCTGGCCTCGGATTCGGAATTCACGCGCCCTTCGAGCGTCTTGGTCAGCTTGGTCAGGTCGGCGATCTGTGCGTTCAATTGCGGATCGCCCTTGTCTTTGTCCTTGTCGGCATCCGGCTTCGGCTTCAGGGCCTCAACGGCACTCACGATCCCCGTGATCTGCTCCGTAACACCCTTCAGTGCTGTCGGCAGGTCGGTCTTGAGAAACCCGGCCTTGAAATCCGCGATCCCCCTTGCGACGGCCGCCGTCACATCTTCCAGGTTCAGCGGCTTTGGTTCGGCGTTCGGTTCTGGCATTTGCCTTTTGTCCTCTCCGTGTCCACCCGTGGCTTTTTCGGGCGGCGGGTTCGTGGTGGCCAACCCCCGCCGCCCTCGGGCCACGGATTACTTTCAGCGTAACATGGCCTCCAAGCGTTTTTCGTGCAACAGCCATGCAAGCGAGGGGCGCAGGAATCGCCATTTGGCGCTAACCCCATGCGCTGCAACGACTTGCCGCCACGCTGAAAATCTTGAGCAAGCCTACTCACCGCCGAATCCACCGGCCGCGGCTCCGCCCATCGCGTTTTCCATTTCCTTGAGTCGCTCCTCTTTCTCCGCTGCATCGCGATCACTTTTGGGCGGGGCCGATTCCAGTTCCTTCATGACCTTGTCTCGCACGCTCTGCTCAACGTCTCCGAGGGCGGCTGTCGCCACGCGCTTCGCAAGAATCAGATCGAGCGTGTCACTTGGAAGTGCCAGACGTCGGACTGCTTCCGTATCCAGAACCTCCTTCTCTGTATCAGCCTCATCGAAGCTGAACCCGCGAACCGTAATGGGTTCGGCATCGTCAGCTTTGCCAAGAAGCCCGCCGCGCGCCGTCAGAACGTCGCGGAGCACGCTCTTCATCCCGGCTCGCACGCGATCACCGAAGTCGTTCAAGACGTCGTGCGCCGGCATCATGTCCAGTTCCTTCGAATACCCGGACTGCATCGCTGGCGTGGCAGCGGCGCTCCGGCCCTGGGCCTGCAAGTATGCCTGGCGGTAGGCCTCTTCACGGAGAGAGTCCAACCGCTGCGCGGAGCGCTCGAAGGAGACCCCTCCCGGCTCCGCATACGAGACGCTCGAACCCTTCCCAAGTTTGAAGTACCCCAACTCGCTCAACGTCACATTGGTGATTTCGTCATCCGTGATGATCACCGGCATCGCCAGATTTGCGACGAAGAGCGCCCACTTGTAGGTGTTATCGGTGTTGATGTGGTCGATCAACTGCAGATGGGTCCGGTTTCCAATCCACAGCGTGTCCGCGATGCTGAGGCGGCAAATCGGGACGCGCTTTGCGGCCGCCAGCGCGTGGATTCCTGAATCCAACAGCACGGCCTCGTCCTTCTTTTCCCGCTCGCCAACCTTGGTTCTGCGCTCGTAGACGGCGAACTCCTGGGTGCTGAAGTAATTCCATCGTTCGATGCAGACAGCAACATCCGCCAGGAATCCCTGCTCAATGTGCTCTGTCGCAATGACGGCCCACTCCAGGTTCCCCCAGGGGTCCATCTTCCAGTTGATGATGTTCAGTGGGGCGTAGGCGACCAAGTATGGGTCGAGCAATCCGGCCGCGACCTGCTCGGCGTAATTTTCCGGCGTGGACACACGGGCAGGAAGGTCGAGAAGCACGTAGGCGTTCTGATAGAGCAGCATGTAGCGGAACACGCGCCGGAAGAGGTCAACGAAGGTCGTACCCTGGCGGTCGCAGTTCTCAAGGAAGCCCTTCAGGAAGGCATCCTCGGCGGGGAGGTCGATTTCGGGGTCACGTCGAAACAGCGCGCTCTCGTACCAGCCCGCGATGGTGCCGAGGATGTTCTGGTAGGTAAACATCTGGAGCCTGGCCTCATAGACCTCGTTCGGCTCCTTCGGCCGCCTTATCAGAAACAGCCCGGCCTTGGATTTCAGGTGAGCGCCCCCCTCGCATAGCAGACTCACCGTCTCCCACGTGCCAGCATTGGAGGTCCAATCGGGGTGCTTTGCGTCAAGCACGCTGGCTTTAACCGTAGATGGAAATGGTTGCGCCACGCCTTACTCCATGTGTTCCCTGTGCGCGGTGTCTCCAGAGGAAGTGGTGGACCGGGTGGGGATCGAACCCACGACCTCCTGAATGCAAATCAGGCGCTCTCCCAGCTGAGCTACCTGGCCCATCCTACTTCGTCCAGTAGGCGACCATCACATCTTCGTTCGCTACGTTCGCGTCAACCCAATACTCGGAAAGCTGGAGGCCATTCGCGCCAGACAGGTCCTCGACCCAGAACTCGTCTGCGATGGCTCCGCTGACCCCGGTTGTCCAGAGTTCCTTCAGGACACCCGCTCCCGTGGTCTTGTTGAATCCGCTCAACCCGACGAACGTCCGCCCCGTCTGGCCGATAACGGCAGCAAAGCGGATGCGCTGCGCTCGGATCGTCGCATCGGTCGTCACCTGGACCGGAGTTCCCGGAGTGACGACGTTGACCTGCCCAAGTGAGAATGCTTGCATTTGTTTTTTTCAAAAACCTCCATTATCGATGGAGGCCAGCCCCCGTCTGATTACCAGTCTATCACGGAGGGCCAAGCTTAAAAACACTAATTTGCGGAAAGCGTTCCTGTGTGGGGGGCTGTTCGTCGCCCCGGCAGGCGGCCGGCGGCAGGTATTCGACCCGGCAGTGGTGTGCGAGAGACTCCCCCGTTGTGAAACCAGTGCATGCTTTCCTCGATGTACCGTCCAAGCAACATGCTCAGCAGGCCCTCGACACGCTCCGCTTCCTCGATTGTGAACGGGTAGCTTTTCCCGCCGCACTTCATCCTGGGAACCTCGAAGGTGATTGAGCAGGACATCAGTTTCTTGCCAGCCAGGGGAGGGGCCTGGCGCAAAACCTCATGGACATCCCACCTCAAAAGCCCCCCGTTAAGGTCATAGCGGATGTTCTTGGCAATCTCCAGGCCAGGAATGGCTTGGCCGAAAAGTTGGCCGGCAGCCAGCATACCGGTTACCAACAGAGAAAAACGAAAAGCAAAACGGAACATCGGTCACCCCCTCGGGTCGTCCGCTGGCCAAACCTGCCGCCGGCGCGTGAACATCTCCTTCAGGATAGCATCGCGGTCTCTGCGCCGCAAGACCCTGGAGCGCCAATGAGCCACGAGGATAAAAACCAGCGGCACGAACCCCAAAAGCACGTACCACGGAACTAACGAAAAAACTGTCATCCCCATATCATGCACCTGGAGGCCCCCGATGGATTCGGAACCACCGAATGGCCGATTACGAGTCGGCTGCTGTTACCACTGAGCCAGGGGGCCCCTGAACTGATTCTAGCATCGTTCAGGTTTGCGTCAGATTGCGTCAAATACCCTTCAGGACGGCGGCCATACGACCGGACCTTGTTGGTCGCCTATCCTTGGTGTCGATGAGCAATCCAATGGCTTTCAATTCTGCGATCCGTGCGCCCGCCGTCTGGTGGAGTATTCCTAGCTCAACCTCGACCTCGTCGCACGTCGATGGCCTCCGTCTGCAGACCTCAAGGATCGCCGACGACATGGCTTTCTTGCGGTTAATGATCGAGGCATGTGCTGCAGCGGATTCCGGGTTGCCTTTGTGCCGGCGCGCGCAGATATCGAACATCAAGTCCAGTTGGCTCATTGCGGCGGCACAAATCTCTTCACGACAGAATCGGCTCCGGCCCCCGTCTCGGAATAATGGGTTGGGCGTCTGTGCTCAAGCCTGGACGGGCATCTCCTGTAAGGGCACCTTGGCCTGCCAAGCGTTATGAGCAGGACGCGACCGCATTCCCCGCATCGAGGCGTGTTTGGGTTATGGGTCATCAAGAAAAAGGTTGTTCTCCATGGCGTACTGCCGCAGGGAGCGGTGGGCGGCCGTCAGAATGGTGAACGCCTCGCCTTCTGCCTCAATAACGGCCCTCATCATCGATGGGGCCAGGACCCTATGCATCAGGGAGTTCACTTCCTGATACAGGGACAGGGCCTCGCGGACCTCGCCGAGCACGGTTGCTGAAATGGTCATAGCCCTCCGAGAAAGCGATTGCTAAACAGGGGGAGGTTGCGGCTGCCTGCGCTTCTTCAGGCGGCCGCTCATCACCTCGACCAAGAGGTCGCGGATCATGTTGCGGCTCCGGCAGATGACTTCCGCGTTCGCCTCATCCTCCTGGTGTTCTGCGTCGCTGTTGTCGATCAATCCGAACGTCGCGGCAAAAAGTTCTCCGCTCCCGTTCTTGAGGTTCCGACAGCCTCCAGGCGCGTCGTCACCGGGTGGTTCGATGGACCACGGCCCTCGCGACGCCACGCGCAGGAACTTCTGAAGCTCCCGGATTTCTTTTATCTTGATCATGCGGCCCTTTTTGCCTCTCTGCGCTTTCCCTCCAGCTATTCCGGCGCGAACTGCTTCTCCAGTAACTTTGCCTTGTACCATTCCGGCAGACCGCGTATGATCCCTCGCCGGATTTGCGGCCAGGCCCAAGACCACAGAACATGGCGAATTTCGTCGCCGCACTCGCGTTCCACGTCCTCTGGAACCTCCAGAATAAGCGCGCCGATGTCGCGCGGACTGTTTTCCAGCGTGCCGCTTTCGAGTAGGTGCTGAACCGCCTTCGCCCACCGCGTTTCTGCCCTGTACTGCGAGCAGATGCGTTCCAGGATATCCCCGCTTTGCGGGTTGGCCTGTTTCCACTGGTGCGCGTGGACCTCCCTGTATGCCGGCGAGACGTATTTGCCCATGAGGCACTTCTTGTCCCGACCAAAAAGACCGTACCCCGCTGGCTTGATCACGACGCCTTCGATCTTCTGGCCTCCAAGGATGCTGGTGGTCTCCAGGAGGGCGACGAACTGCTCTGTCCCCGCAACCACCCCCTCGAAGAGGAGGGGCACAACCTCAAGCCCGAGGCGGCCGGCTTCTTTGGATTTTTCGTGGACGGATAGGTAGGACTCCAGTCCAGTAGAAACATCGAAAAGGATCAGATTCTTTTCAGGAACTCGCCCGTAGGCCAAGGCGTTGTGGTGTGGTTTCGACAGGAACTCAGCCCGGTACGTCCAGTCCGGTTTCAGCAGGGGAGCCAGGCCCTTGGCCGTCTGGACCGCCTTGGCGAACATCTTCTCTGGAGCGCCCAACTGGATTTCCTTGCCCTTCGAACGGACGCGGAGTTCTCCGTCGTCGTCCACTCCAAACGCGAATTGGGAGCCGTCGATTTTCTCCTCGACAATCACTGGACCGCTGAAAAGTTCCGCGACAGCCGCGTGACCGAGGTTGTAAATCGACGGGTAGCTGGTCCAGCTTTCCAAGACTTTTACTTTACCCTCCAGCCAGTGTTATCGTCACAAACCGAGAAATTCTGTTTAGGTTTGGTTGCGCTCTGCCAGACTGAGCTACGTGCGATCAGGTCCCGTAGAGGTGTGTCGAGAGGAATGCCTGTCCGCCCGGCCACGTTGATGGCGTACCGCCGTGGGTCGTTTGCGTCCGCGGCCGGCGCGTAGCGCTCGAACATCTCTGCCAGGTTTGGGCTGCGGCTCTGATGGTAGTGGCCGTCAATGTACTTCCCAACCAGTACGGCGAGGACCCGCCAGCCCTCAACCAAGCCGGCCCCCACGTTGCCCTTCGCCCAGGCGCGGAAGTCCACCTTGCCATCTGCCTTCGGATACGGCGCGCCCTTGTTCTTCCACTGGATTATGTTTCCAGGGTTGCAGTTGCGCTGCGCCAGGGTCGGGAACGCGATCCCCCTGCTACGTGCCTGCTCCAACGTGACGTAGAATCCTTCCTCGTGCCCGATGGCGTCCGTGATCAGCGAGACCAGCAGTCCTCGTGTCATCACTTCATTATACCAATGGCTTTCAGTGGGGGCCGGCGGGGTCGAAGATGAGAGCGATGCCCAACGAAAAGAATCGACCTGGGCAGGCCGGCGCTTCGGCCTCCTCCGCGTCATCGCTCCCTGGGGATATTGCCGCCGGTCTGCGCCGAAGCCCCTGGCCCGCCTCGCTCTTTCGCTGCGTCCGCGAGCGAGTCCCCCGAGGGGCCGTTGCAGGGGGCTAATCGATGGGTGTTTTGTGATCATCCGTCTAACGGTCGGGGCGCACCTTGACGATATCATTGTTTGAATGGGAAAGGGCGTGATGGGAAAGACCTGGTGGGGCGAATGACCCAAGCGATGGGAAAGAAAAACGGGCAAGATCATTGACCTCTAACCCGGTGCCAACGCGCCGGTAGCGCCTTCCTGCGTGGCCACATGGGGAGGGCACAGCGGACCCGGAGGTGAAACCATGAGCGGCTACTACCCGGACGGTTGCACGCAGGCGGACTTCGACCGGGCGATGGAAGGGCTGGACGACCCCGACGAACAGAAAGCAGAGGCGCGCGAGGAGCGCAACTGGACGGAATCTTTTCAGGAGAATCCTGAGGGCATGACGCTGGAGGAATTCGAAAATGCAATTGACGGACGCGATTTCCCGGAAGTCTTTCTAGTATGACGCGCGTGGTCAACGGCCAGCTTGAGGAGTTCGACGTTTACATCGGCAGGCCCTCACCATATGCCAGGTTTAGCGTGGCGAGCCGTGACGAGGCGGTCGCGCGATTCCGCGAGTGGTTCTTGTCTCAGCCCAATCTCGTCGCACGCGCCCGGCGAGAACTCAAAGGCAAGACGCTCGGATGTTGGTGTAAGCCAGCCGCATGTCACGGGGACGTGATCGCGGAGGTCGTGGATGCTTCCTGAAACGACCAAGGCCGAAGCGCTGAAAGGTCGCATGTACGAGCGCGCCGTCCTGGAACGCTCCGCGCTCCCGCTGTGCTGGTTCGACGCCGCCGGATACCGCGTAGAGCTTTTCATCTTCTCGGATGGTTCGGTTGCGGCATGGCAGGCTAGCAAGAAAGATCAGGGGCTTGGCACCGTGGTGGGAGCAGGAAAGGATTTCACATCATGACCATTTCAAGCAACCGTAAGTCCTTGATTCTACGGTAAATATAAGCCTTGACATGCGGCCCCATTGAAGCTAAACTGTATCTGTAAGCCGCTACCAGCGGCAGGAGACGGAAAATGGAAATCACCAGCGGAGTATACAGCCACGGCGCCTACGGGTATTCCAGCGACCCACCCGGCACCACCATGGCTCTCTACCATTGTGGCGTCCACATTTACAAGCGCCGGCTCTACGATCACAACCCGGTGGGCTACGTCGGAGATCACAGCAGCCCGTGCATGCACCCCACGCGCAAGTACGCTCGCGCCTGCCCCAACCGTGCCGCATGGCTTACGGTCGGCGATGGTGCGACAGCCCCCTCCGGCTCGTAATCGGCCACCTCCGCCGTGCGCCACTCCGCGCAAGCGGAGCGTCCGGCGTGGTCGTCGGGGCCGCTACGTAACGCGGCAATATCCGGACGCAGCGAAAGAGCGAGGCGGGCCAGGGGCTTCGGCGCAGACCGGCCGCCTGGAAAAAACAGGACCGTTACTTGTCCAGAAGGTTGCACAGCCTGTTCAGGGCCGTCGTGTTCTCCTGTACGATAGATCGGAAACTAGTTGCAACCTCCCGTAGGCCGTCCTCGCTGCGCTTCCGGTCCATGCGGTAGAAATAGAAGATGATCCCCGCAAGCGCGCCGCCCACCCCCAACGAAGAAAACCACCGAAGCGACGGCTCCAGATCGTGAGCGAGAAGAAACAGGGCCATGGGCGGCCACAACGTGAACAGGAGCAAATAGGTCTTGGCGATCATTTGATGGGCCTGCCTTTCATGGGGGGATTGAGGTACGTCCCGAGTGGGTAGACACCATAGGGCTTGGTTTCCGCGAAGGCCTGGCCGAGTACCTGCTTGATCCGGTAGGCCACATAAAAATATCTGTCACGGTTGACGCCTGTTACGATACAGGTCCTCCCCCGCTCCTCTCCTAGAATCCACCGCCGCCGGAAGAAAGCAAACTGCTGGCTCGTCAGGTTCCGGCGCGCGATCAGCGTGACGTCCGAGATGTAATCGATCTTGCGGAACGTCCCGGTCGTCCGGTGCAAACTGAACTCCAGTTGTTCGACGAACCGAGCATAGGCTTCCATGCACGAGTCGAAGATTTTGCGGTAGGCACAATGGCAGATTCTCCGTTCAACTATGCCGGTCCCATAACACCTACCGCAGTCCTTGTCTGCCATGTACTGCCGAGGCAGAAGGCGAGACTCGCTCGACGGTTCGTCTTTCGATTCTTCTTCCTCTTCGTGGATCAGTCCGGCAAGTACAGCAGCAGCAGCCATGTGACCTCCGCCGGTGACAACCACTGTCGTTCCCATGGTTGTAATGTTTTTGCTACCCCTCTCCCCCAAGGGTAGCACGACGGTAGTGTCTGAAAGGTGCGTTGGGCCGTCCTCAGTATTATCACGCGCACCGGGGAAAGGTTGCGCCAGTGGTGCAAGCGGCTCACCAGGTTGACCTACGCCTTCTCGAAAAAGTGGGATAATCTAAAGGCAGCTGCAAGGCCACGTCCTTTGCGTCTACGCGCAACGGATGCGCCCCGGCAGGAGCGTCAACTTCTGCCGGGGCTTTTGTCTTTTCAACCACGGTACTAGTATACGTGAGCGGTCACGTAATGTCAACAAGAATCTCTTGACTTTTTCGTAACCGCTCACGTATACTAGGAGCCGTGGGTAAACGAAAGAATCCAGCCGCCGTCGCCTTGGGGCGTAGGGGTGGCCAAAAAGGCGGCGCAGCACGGGCCGCCAAGATGACGCCGGAGCAACGTAGTGAAAGTGCCAGAAAGGCCGTCAGCGCCAGATGGGCTAGAATCAGAGCGCAAAAGGCGGTAGACTGAGTTTGGTACCCCCGGCCCGACTTGAACGGGCATCCCGAGCTTAGTAGGCAGGTGCTCTATCCGGTTGAGCTACGGGGGCCAAAACGCCGGGGGGCGCATCTAGGCATGCGCTCTCCGGTACCTTCCTGGTTTTGTTGTCCCACAGCTAGAAGGGTACGTCATCGTCACCGATTTCCTCTACGGCCTCCTTTTCGTGTTCATCAACAAGCCCGAAAGTCGCAGGCGGCTCTTCTGTTGTGGCTTCCTGATGATTCTGGTTGAGTTCGATTAGACCGAACGTGTTCGGGGCAGGCCGCGTGAATACTTCCTCATTCCTGACGTATCCTGCCAGGCTGCCAGTGAGGGCCAAGCGGTTTTTCTTGTCCGCTGTCCGGCCCATGGCTTTGAGAATCTCCGTAATATGCAGCGGCTTCCCCGCCGCCTTGATGGCATCCCTAGCTTGAGCAATCGCCGTTCCGGGCCGGAGAGTACGTTCCGGACTGGCTGCCGATGCATCTTTCGGAAGCAGCCGAATGGTATCTTGCAGCCCCTGCATGTAGGCGTTCGCCTCCCGAATTTTCAGGTTAAGCTCGACGACCTCTTGTTGCTTTCTTTCAATTCTCTTCTGGAGTTCTTCACGCAAGCCCATTGGCACTTTTCCTCACGGAATCACTATAGCATGGGAGTAGAGGAAAGGCAAAACTGATTGCCGAGTATGGTGGACTAGTTAAACCATCTGTGGAAAAACCTGTGGAAATCTATCCTTTCCAAGCACTTAACAGATGTGGTACCATTCAGGAAGGAGCTTGTATGGAAAACAGCGTTTCGTATGACGAATTTGTCGTCGGACTGGAAAATCGCAAGAAGACTGCACCAAACGGGGCCGAGTACTGGCTGGGGCGCGATATCCAACGCGCCCTTGGGTACGCTAGGTGGGAGAGCTTTCGGGACGTGATAGAGAAGGCCCAAATGGCCTGCGAGAGCGCGGGCGTGGCTGCTGACAACCAATTTCGTCAAACGGCGAAGATGGTTGACATCGGAAGTGGAGCGCAACGGCAGATGGAGGAAAAGTGACGGGGCATCGTAAACATCTCCACGCTATGACCCCACTACCAGGCGGGCCGCCAAAAGAGAAGATTGGGGACCAGGGCGAAATCCCGTTTTGATCCGTCAACGCACCTTTCAGACACTGCCAGCACGACCGGCGGTCAGATTGGGGGTGCGCCGGCCATCAAGCCAGCTTTCGGGCGGATGCCGAACTTCTGCCAAGCGAAGTACCCCAACGCGTCCGAGAGATGGGTTAGCTTGAAGTTCCCTTTGTCTATATCGCCGTAGGCGTTCCCGCTGGCATCCGTTTTCCAGGAAACCTGACGGAAATCTGTCATTAACCCTGCGCAGGACTGATCCACGAAGAGACGTCTGGACCCGTTGTACGCCTTCAGGAGGGCGTTCATGGAATTCACCCGGTCCTTGACGGGTGGGTTGGCGGGGGGGACGTGGTACGTAGGGGCGTAGTTGGGGTGCTGGCCGAGAACCTGGCGCACCTGTACCCAGTCGGTTACCCCCGTCGCCCCCTGACGCGCACCGCCGCTGGCGTCGCCGTATACCTCGACGTGGAGCTTGCGGCCGGCCCGTGTCCACTGATTGGTGTAGTTCAGGAACGCATCACATGCCTGCGTCGTGCTGGCGTCTGGCAGAACAAGCTCGTGGAGAATCTGGACTTCTCCGCGGTCGTCGTATTGCCCGATGATGCTGCTCTCACGGATGACGTTGAAGTCCATCGCCCAAAAGAGCGGGCGAGTCGGGTCGTACCCCCCCTCCCGGATATTCTCGTCCCCGAAACAGTAGTAGACCTGCCCGCTGAACACGTTAAGGTAAAGACCAAGCGCCTCCTGTTGGTAGAACTTCTCATCGTAGCTGCTCTTCAGCTTCTCATAGAAGTCCGGTGTGCTCTTCAGGATAGCGGTGTTCTCGAATGGTTGCGCGATGACAGCTTCGTGGTCCGGTAGCCGGCGGGCCGGGTCCACAAATCTGCTGTACACCCAATCAAACCCCTTTGGGGTCCATGCACCGAAGCCGCACAGCAGAGTGGCCTTCGGGTGCCGCAGACGGCCGTCGAGACGCTTCAGGGATTCCTCTTTGCAGTACGTCATCTCGTCGACCCCGAACCAGGCCAAGTTTGGACCGCGGAGGCGTTCCGGGTTCTCCATCGTGCGGAGTAATATCGTGCTCCCGATTTGTGTCAGCTTGATGTGGGAGTTTTTGATGTGGAGATACGGAATTTGAAATTGATTTAGTTGCGCCAGAATTTCTGGTACATCGACATCGTATAGCATGCGGTATGTCGGGGCGGCAATCAAGCCAACCAAACCAGGATTCACGGTCGATAGCCGGATGGATTCGTGCGCAAGGGCCACCGTCTTCCCGCTTCCGAGCGGGCCGGAGAACCCCTTATACCGGGCGGTGCTCCTCCAGAATCGAAGCTGACTGGGGTATCCGTCCCCGCCATCAGGACTCCGATATTTGATTGTTCTTACGCGCCGGAGCATGAGGCCTTCGCGCAGCGCCTTCAGAGCAGTGCTGTTGCGGGAAGTGGCCCGCCGCCCTCAATCTGTGCCTCCTTCACCGCCGCCCGACTTCGCCTGCTCCACGAACCTTCCGTTAGCACGCCTGCCGCGCGCGCAGCGTGCAGCCACAGATGGCAGACCTGGAAGGCTGCGTACAGAAAATCGTCGCGACGCTGTGCCGGCATTGAGAACTTCTCAAGCGGCGGAAACTGGCAGCGCATTTCACGGATGAGCGCCCTGTACGCCGCACGCTGCGCGCCGCTCACTAGCTCATCGTCACTCGGTTTTTTTAGTTTCATCTGTGTACTCGAATCGGTACTCAATACCCTTATCGTCAGCCCCGGCCTGTTCCGACACTTCTTTGAACGCCTGGATGCTCCTCAAAAGCATGAGCGCCGCATCGCGGATTGCGAACTTGCCGGGCTTGATGATGTTGGTGATCTTCCCGTTCTCCTCCGTCGTCGTGATCTGGGCCAGCGGGAAGTCGAGCATCTGGTTAGCTTTCTCCAGGGCCTTGTTCCTGAACCGGAAAACAGCCAGCTTGAAGTCCCGTTGCTCCTCGTCAAGCATCCCCTGCTCAACCCTGGCCGCCTCTTCCATCTGGCGAACGCGAATGCGCTCCAGGTTGTTGTCCCACTCTCGCGCCCGGTCCTTCCATCTGTTCGCCGCCGACCAGTTGAAGATGGTGCTACGAGCGGAACGTGGCGGGTTCGCCTCTTGACCATAAAACTTGATGGAAGCCGCCAGAAGGCTCCTGTATTCGGGGGCCAACTCCATATAGACGCGGAAGGCCCTGTACTGTTTGGCTGTTTCCCCCGGCTGGCGCTCCCATGGATTGGTGGTTTCTGGAGCCAGTTCTGGCACAAGTGCTTACGTGACAGTGACTTTGCCGTTGTAGGGTGGAAGGTCAATCAGCGCCTCTGCGGCCCGAAGCATCTTCTTGGCCAGCCTCAGCGCACAGAGGCGAACGACGACTTCCTCGACCTCCAACCTTTTCACCACCGATTGACGACGCTTTTTACGTGTTCTGGTCACCGACAAGTCTCCTTGGCCCATTATGACACCAAACCGGCTCGGGGGGTGTAGCTGAACATAGGGAAGCCCGGGCCGATGCGCGATCAACCCGAAGGGATCGTGCCGTTTTGCCCCTTTGGATTTGACGCACGTCGCCGCCGGTCTCGCCTCGCCATCTTCATCGCCGTGCCAGAAGCTTGGCCCCTGCCGCGGTCATGGTTTTGCCAAAGAAATGGCACCGCAAGAGGCACAGTAACCGCTGTACTCTGGACGGTCAGTGGCCAGCTTTGTGGTGTACACCCATATCAGGTGTCTCGCCGCAGCAAGCTTCAACATCGCGGCGTGGCAATTGCCTTCCGCAGGCTGACCACCTCGGTGATCACGCCGCATTTCACTTCTTTTTTCGCGCATGGACATGTTTTTTTTAAGCCCGGCCCCCGGCTTCCCCGATACCGAGAGGCCGGGATCTTTCTTTTTGGGAAGCCGTCTTTCCTTTCTGGGCTGTCGGGGCCAACCCCTGAATTTTACTGCAACCTATATTTCGTCCATGGCTTCGAGAAACTTTACTCTACCACAATCATTCTCTGTTTGCTTGCAACACCAGAAAACGACAGGGAACGCAAACTGCCCTGAGGGTTTTTCCAGCTTCCTGGGTTGACATTATTATGGTTTCCGTAAGATCATGGAACCAAGAATGCGCTCGCGCACAAAACTTCCCATACCAGCCCCGGTTGGCTCAGAGTTCGAGAACTTCGACCGGCTCATGGCTGCTGTTCCGGCGGTGCCACGCTAAAGTCCTGTCTGGAGATGGACGAACTGAGATGAGGGCGAAACCAAATGCCCTGTGATACGATTCAAACGAACACCGTCGACCTGAGCGCATCGGATCACGGCCTTCTAAGGCTGGCGCTCGAAGCCCTGGGGTACGATGTTCAATCTCATCTAAACGGGGCCAGCCTGCTCTTCTACCGACGCGGCAGTTACGTTGGGGTCCACGAGGCCGGAAAGCTGGAGGTGGTCCAGGGGGCCGACATCGATGCCATCAAGCGTGCCTACTCGACCCAGGTCCTGAAGGCCGGTGCCGCCCGGTTCGGCTGGCGGCTGCAACAGAAGGATGATACCAGATTCGCCATCGCGAGGAGGGCGTGATGAACGACAACATCGAAATCACGATCCTGCCGGACGGCACACTGAAGATCGAGACCGACAAGGTGTCGATGCCGAACCACAAGAACGCCGAGGAGCTTCTTCAGTGGTTCGCCCGGATGACAGGCGGGGAGTCGAAGCGGGTCCGTAAACCGCACGCCCACGCCAACGTTCACCAACACGAGGAGGCGCATCAATGAGCCAGTGGTGTGATGACCACACGCCCCCGTCGCGCCTGGAAACGGTGCTGACCACAGTAGCGGTCATCGGACTCGCCCTGCTTTTCTGGTTCCCGTGGGGGCGATTATGAAAACAGGCCCCACTATCATCAGCTTAGATTGGGACTTCTTCGTCGAGGAGGACCCAAGTATGCCAGAAACGGGTGGGTGTGTCAAGTAAATTGTTACTCAAGTTTGAAAGGAGCAACCATGCAAGCACAGGTAGCTGAAGCAACGGGCGCGCCCCCGGCGCCCCCGTTCAACGGCGGGCAGGCCCCTGCGCCACGCCCCCCTATCAACATTTTCGACAAAGCGGTTTGCCTTGCCGTCACCTATTCGGGCATCGGGAATCGGCGCAAGGTCTCCACCGCAACCATCGAAGTTGATGCCGACAAGTCCATGATCGCCGTGAGCAAAATCCTTCTGGATAGCAAGGAGCTTCAGGCGATCCACCTACTGGACGCCAGGGTCCGTATCTACCTCCACGGTATCTGCCTTCCGAGCCTGTTCCGAAATGGCGTCTTTCTCCTACCCGTGGAACTCGTCGAGGAGGTGGAGGGCCGACTCAAGGATTTCGAGGTTGAGCGGAAAAATCTGGTCGATGACCTCGTCCGGGCCATTCCGCAGCGCGTCGGCGAGGCGGCCGCCCGGCTCCGCGGCCAGTTCAACGAGGATGACTACCCCGGCGTCGAGCGGGTGAGCGAGACCCAGTTCCGCGTGGCGGATGCATCGAAGATACGGAACGAGTTTGATCTGTCCTGGCAGTACGTCGCCTTCAGCGTGCCAGGCAAGCTGAAGCAAATCAACGCCTCCATCTTCGAGTCTGAGCGCAAGAAGGCGGAGCAGAAGTGGGCCGAGGCTACCATCGCCATTGAGCAGATGCTTCGCACGAGCATGTCATCCCTCGTGGACCACCTGGTAGACAGGCTTAGCGCCAGTCCCGATGGGAAGAGGAAGAGGTTCCACGCGACGGCCATCACCAACCTGCAGGAATTCCTCGGTACGTTCCGGGCCCGCAACATAACGGAGGACAAGGAATTGTCAGACCTGGTCGAGAGGGCGCAGCAATTGATCGACGGCGTGGACCCCGCTCTCCTTCGTACCAACGAGGGACTCCGTGACGTCATCCGCTCTGGTTTCGAGCAGATCAGGGGCAAACTGGATACAATGGTGGTCGACCAGCCGGACCGCATGATCACTTTTGACGACGAATAGGGTGGGGGGCCGCCAGCACCAAGGCGAGGAACCGTCTTGCACGTAACTTGTCCCAATTGCCATACGGAGTTTCCGTCCTCTGAGATCCCCGATGCCGTCCTGCTGTCAGAGCGTGGCCGGCGCAACTCGATGAGGCGAAAAGTACGCTCTGGCGCTCCCGCGGGCCGAAGGCGCAAGCGTTGCCGTGGATGCAAGAAGCTTTTTGGACAAACCTACTTTTCACGCCACAGGTGCGAAGGTGTAATTGACGATTAACATTAAGCCTTGACACACATCGCTTGTTGGGAGTAATATACTCCTAGGTGTAGGAAAAAGAAACAGTGACACTTAGGACGATTACGATGCACGCGCGTATCCTACAAACGATTGACGCGCGCCGGGTAAGGGAAGGGTGCCCGGACATTGGGGCGGCGGTCGAGGCACAAATTCTCGCTCTCCACATCGATGGATTGGAGGAGGAGGTGGAAAAGCACGGAAACAATTGGGACGACGCGCTGGGCCTCATCACAGGACGTCTTTACGGGAGGCTCCGATGATGAACATGCTCCAGCAATTCAAGGCGGCGCGCCGAGTCAGTACCCCACTCCTGGCAGTCCAGACGCCCGACCCGGCGGCGACCATTCGGACGATTATGGGAAGCCTCAACGGCGACGTCACCCCCGTGCTGGCCTGGGATATCGTCCAAGCGCTCCATGCGCGCAATGAGCCAGGGCAGGCCGTCCTGGACAAACTCCTGGGGGGTGGTGACCCGGCATTGACCACCGGCAACCCGACCGAGATGCTTAGTCTGCTCAAGGGCCTACCGGGAGCGACGCGCGGAAAACCTGGCGCTGTGGTGTTCATGCACAGCGCGAACAGATTCATCCAGGAGACCAGCGTAGCGCAGGCGGTCTGGAATCTTCGGGACCGATTCAAGATGGATCAGCGAACGCTGGTTATGCTCGGGCCGTCGTTCTCGTTCCCGACAGAAATCACGCAGGACGTGACGATCCTCGATGAACTCCTGCCGGACGCTGCGGAACTTGTGGAAATCGTCCAACGGTGCTTCAAATCGGCCGGCAAGGACAACGTCGATCCGCAGGTCCAGGAGCGCGCCGTCGATGCCCTGTTGGGCCTCGCAGCATTCCCGGCTGAGCAAGTCACCGCGATGAGCATGACGTCCCAGGGCCTTGACCTGGCTGGAGTTTGGGACCGGAAACGGCAGATGATCAACCAGACCCCGAGCCTTTCTGTCTGGCGCGGCGGGGAGTCATTCGCCAGCATCGGTGGCTGCCAGAACGTCAAGGAGTTCCTGCGCCGCGTGATGTTCGGTATGGAACGACCACGGTCCATCGTTTTCATCGATGAAATCGAGAAGGTCCTGGCCGGCACCGGCGACACATCTGGAACCAGCCAGGCCATCCTTGGGTACCTGCTCACGTGGATGCAGGACAACAACGCCACGGGGGCGATCTTCATCGGACCGCCCGGTGCGGCCAAGTCCGCCGTCAGCAAGGCCGCCGGGAACGAGGCCGGAATCCCCACCATCGCTCTGGACTTGAGCGGGGTCAAGAACAGCCTGGTCGGGGAGACGGAGGGCCGGATGAGGAACGCCCTCAAGGTCATCCAGGCCGTCTCACAGAACCGCGCCTTCTTCATCGCCACCTGTAATTCCATCGGGGTTCTACCGCCCGAGCTTCGAAGGCGTTTCACCTACGGGACGTTTTTCTTTGATCTGCCAACCGCTGAAGAGCGCGAGGCCTGCTGGAATATTTACTGCAAGACGTACAGCGTGGGCGGGGATATACCGGACGACGAGGGCTGGACGGGTGCGGAGGTTCGGCAGTGCGCGATGCTCGCCCGGCAATTGTCATGCTCTCTCCAGGAGGCGGCGAAGTACATCGTTCCCGTCTCTGTCAGCGCATCTGAGCAGATCGACCGGCTCCGGCAACAGGCATCTGGCCGGTTCCTGTCGGCCAGCAACCCTGGCATCTACCGCGCGGCCAAGCCTGCCACAGTGGGTTCGGGCGAAGCCCGCGCATTCGCATAGGGGGGGGGTGGGCTGCAAAAAAATGGCCAAGGCCAATGACAGCCAGATGATGGTCGAGAAGTACATGTCCAAGGTCGTCGCGATTGCCGAAAGTGTGTATGGGAATCTCCCGACTCGATTTGACCGGGAAGACCTAATACAAGAGGGAGCGTTGGGTCTCGTGGATGCCGCGGCAAAGTACGATTCAACCAAGAACGCGTCATTCGGTGCGTATGCCACGTACCGGGTCCGGGGGGCGATTCTGGACAGCTTGCGGCGGGGCGATTGGGTCTCGCGGACTTTGCGAAGGCAATCCAAACTGGCCGCCGCAAAGGAGCAGGATCTCGCAACAAGACTCGGCCGCAGCCCGACTGGATCTGAGATGGCACACGCGCTCGATGTCAGCCTGCGCACTTGGCAACGCATGTCGGCGCAGTTGTATGCCGCCGGCCTGGGGGAGAACTCGGCAGGGCACGGCGCGGAGGTCGACCAGCAGCCATCCACATACGATAGCCCAGAGCGTGCCTGCGCTAAGGCCGAACTCGCCAGTGCGCTGCTGTGTGCGATGCAGGGCCTGCGACCGCGATATCGGCGGGTGGTGGTCCTTCTGTACAGCCATGGGTGGACAATGAAGCAGATTGGGCGGGACCTCGGTGTCAACGAGAGCCGAACCAGCCAAATCCACAAGGCGGCCATACGAATCATGCGCGCCTCCATGCGCGACAGGGGGTTCACGAGCACGGCCCCTTTCCAGGAGGCCCTCGGGTGATTCAGGAGATGCGGAACTGTCCTTGTTGTCATCGCCGGATGCTCCCGCCAAAAGGCGGCGTAGAATCGCTCGATACTGCTTGCCAGAACACGGAATGCCGATATACGTTTGACCGCACGGGAAAGGTTTCGGGCCGGTGGACGGAGGGATACGGCGAGTGGAAGAAGCGTGGAAAACCATGACAACCTACCAGGAACACGCTGAGCATATCTGCGCCGTCCTTGGCGTCGATCAGGAAACAGCCAGACTCAGCGGCTTGGCCACGTATCTGGAATGCTATGTGGTTGGCCCGATAGTGGCAACGGTCGGGCAGGTCCTAAAAGACCTTGGAGAATCACCCAACGCAACGGGTATACTTGCGGCGGTCTTGAGGCTCAATCGGATACTACGGACAGCACCCAGCAGTGCGGCCCGGATGGAGGGACCACGAAAATCCCTCCGAAGAATGGATGGGGGAAGCAGCCCCAATTGATGAAAACTCCGGTTCGGGGTCGGCGCCTGTTCGCGGTGTGCAGACTAGCTCGGCGGCTAACGGCACAACCGAGGATGAGAACAAAGGCAGATTTGATCCGGGATGGCAAGGCCCGTCGGAGGAAGTCATGAACGTAGCACTACTGAATAGGATCCGTCAGCATATTACCGAGGATCCCCGTAGATTTTTTATGGGTGTTTTTTTTGCTTTGTGGGACGAGAGATGGTATACGACCAGTCCTTTCTCGGACGCCGACGAACCGGACGATGAACTGGACGATGAACTGGACGACGAACCCGAAGAAGCGGCTGCCCCCATGCTTCCTATAACCCCTCCCGCTTGTGGAACTGCTGCCTGCATCGCGGGATGGGCGTGTCTCTTGGGAGGTGATGAAGAACTCGCAACGAACATAAGGGACTTTCGGTCCGGGTGGCGCACAGTCGAATTCAGGGCTAGAGACCTTCTGGGTCTTGACGAATCCCAAGCCAGGCGCTTATTTTATCAGGGCCTCTGGCCCACCCAATTCGCCGTCCCCGCGCAGAGAATGTCTGTTGGAAGCGCGGAATATGCTCAGATCGCCTGCAAGCGTATCGATTGGATGATAAAAACGGGGGGGGAATGAACATGATCCAACCCTACACCACCAGAGAGGAAATAGCGGGACGGGCGGGTGACTGAAGCCTGGACAACATGAAAATGCCCCAAACCCAAACTGACCTAATGTACGCTGGCCTGCCAGAAAGTTTACGGGGCTGGGGCGAGTGGCTGGAAAGACCTAACGTCTATGCGAGAATCTGACGAACATGATATCGGAAAGTCGTGGGAGTCTTTCCGCCATCGGGGGTGTCCCGATGGGAAGGCGGCGGCTTTCTGTTTTGACCGTCGTGTGTTCAACTAGAACCCCGGTGGCGCGCTAGCGCGCCGCCGGGCCATTAAGAGAAAAAAACGGAGGGATTCGTGGCGGAAAACAGATCAATCGTACCCGCACCAATCGACAAGCGCGTCGTGGAGGTCAGGGGATTCCTGGAGAAGGCGACCCGTGATATCGCCCGAGCGATGCCCAAAATCCTGGCCGCCGACGGGAAGTCGATGGTGCCGAGGATCGACCCCGACAGATTCAAACGCATCATCCTTTCGCTGGTCGGACGGCCGGGCATGGACTACGTAACGCCTGTGAGCTTCGCCAAAGCCGCGATCCGTGCGGCGTCCCTGGGGCTGGACCCCGAGCCGACCCTCGGGCAATTCTCGCTCGTTCCATTCGGGAAGGAACTTCAGGTCATCGTCGGCTACCGTGGCATCATCGAGCTTGCGTTGCGATCCGACCGTGTCGAGTACGTGCGCGCCGATGTGGTCTACTCCGAGGACGTTTTTGTCTACAGCACGGGCCTGATTCAGGAGTTGAAGCACGAACCGAACCTCGACGCCGATCAAACCGGAAAGGAGCCGCGCCTGGCTTACGCCGTGGCGCTCCTGAAGGGTGGCTCCAGCATCGTGATGGTCCTCCCGAAGTGGAAAATCATGGCCCGCAAGGCCAGGTCCAAGGCGGTCGTCAGGGCGCAGGAAAAGAACGCGAAGTTGCGGCCAGGCGAAAAGCAGAGCACGACGCCGTGGGATACGGACCCGAACGCCATGTGGATGAAAACGGCGGTGCGCGCCCTGTGGCCGTGGCTGCCTCAATCGACCGACTCCCCGGTTTCCTTGGCCGTTGACGCCGATGCCGATGTGGATACCGAAGATCAACCCATCGAGGCGGAGTTCAATATCGTTGACGGGCAGGAGGAAGCCACGGACGAACCGCCCGCCCAAGAAGGACCTGCCAAGCCGCCGAAGAGCGGCACAGGCTTGAAGCTGTCGGATTTCGTGGAGTTCGAGCAGGACAGACTTCTCCATGCGATGAAAACCGCCGAGGGAATGAACCGCGCCAAGGTGGAAGCCTGGCTGGCGACTTTCCAAGGCAATGCCCAGGGCGCTCTCGACTATGCAGACGAGCGGCTGGCGATCAAAACGGAGGGAAGTAAATGAAACACGCAGCAACACCAGCCAGAATCGTAACAATCACGCCGCCGAACTTTCAGGTCGCGGCTTTCAAAATCACCGGAACCGCCCCATTGGTAATCCACCGAATGTCTGCCAAGCTCAAGTTCGAGATGTTGCAGCGGCAGACAACCGGCGGCGTCTCCAGCAGGGGCAAGAAGGTTCGGGAAGCACAGGACCCCGAAGCCATTTTCAACCTGGCCAGATACAGGAGCAGTCAGGGGTGGGACGGCTTTCATGCCGGGGCCATTCGCAACGCGATGATCTCGGCTTGCCGTGTGGCGAAATTCCACATGTCCCTTGCGAAGCTGTCCATCTTCGTCGAGGCCGATGGATGGGATGCGAGTGAGCCGCAGATCCCACTGATACGCATTGAGGGAGAAGCGGCGATGCAGCAGGACTTGGCCCGCGTTGAGACCGGCCAACCCTATGTGACGATTAGGGCGGCGTACTATAACTGGAAGGCGACAGTCAGGATCAGGTGGGACGCTGACCAGTTCAGTATTACCGACATATCGAATCTTTTATCCCGCGTTGGATTGCAAGTCGGGATCGGAGAAGGCCGCCCCGATAGCAAGAAGTCGAGCGGTCTGGGGTGGGGCTTGTTCGCCCTGGAGCAAAAGTAGGGGCAAAGGCAGGCGGGGCGAGGCAGGGCAAGGCAATGCAGGCAAGGCATGGCCGGGCAAGGTACGGCATGGCAGGCCAAGGCGTGGCAAGGCAGGCAGGGCCTGGTGGGGCGAGGCAGGCTTGTCTTGGTGAGGCGCTGGGGGGCTGGGCGTGGCCGGGCCCGGTAAGGGGCATTGGGGCAAGCCAAACAAAAAAAGCTGCCCCACATAATGAGGTAAAGGGGGAAACGAATGATAACCGACGAGAAACTGATCGCAGAACTTACGAACATTGCGGAGCAGAATGGCGGCACGATTCGACCGGATGACGTCGTTACAGCGGCGCAGCCGGAGGAATCTCCTCTCCATTCATTTTTCGATTGGAACGATTCCGAAGCAGCATACAAGTACCGACTCTGGCAGGCTCGCCAGCTTATCCGGGTGATGGTCACCTACGTCGGGGATGGCGAAAACAAAACTCCAACGAGGGTTTTTGTCAGCCTGACCACAGACCGCAAGTCCGGGAACGGCTACCGAAGCATCGTCAGCGTGCTTTCTGATACGGAACGTCGGCGACAACTCCTCGCCGACGCACTGACGGAGATGCTGGGCTTTCAAAAGAAGTACGCTGCGTTGAAGGAGCTTGCTGCGGTATTCTCTGCTATGTCCAACGTGATCGCGGAGCGGGGCGCACAGATCAGCTTTCCGATGGAGTTCAAAAAATGAACACAAGGCGAGAACGGAGGGCTGTATGAATCAGCCACAGCATTCGCTGTTGCCGATCATTACCCAGCGGCCCATCTCCAAGAGCACCGTGCGCGCGATGGGCTGCGAGCGTCACTATGCCGAGTACCATCTCGGCAATCCGATCCTCCGACAAGTCGCTTCCCCCCTCGCCCAAACGGGAACGGATTTCCATGTCTATCGACAGGAATACGTCGCACACCTGATCGATGTGGGGCAGGAACAAGACGGCCCGTGGGTTGAGGCTTGGCTGTCGAAACGGGCAGTGTCCGACGAGGCCCGCGCCATGATCGAGAGGGACCTTCGGTTCTTCCGGGTGGACCCGGAGGCCGTGTTCGGGAGCGAGGTTTTCCTGTCCATAAATCGCGACATGGAACCCCTGGAACGGCTGAGCGGCCTTGCGCCTGGCACCACGTCGGAGCGGCCGGACGCCTACGTTACAGGAATGCTGGACCTCTTGATTCTGTCAGGGGCGTTGGCTTCCATTGTAGATTACAAGACCGGCTGGAATGCCTCTGGCGTTCAGGATCACGAGGCCGCCATCAACGCCCTGCTGGTTTTCGCTCACTTCCAGCAGGTTGAGGAGGTCTACTTTACGTGGGAATTTGTGCGGGCCGGTGCCGGCAAACCTCCCGTCCGCTACACCAGGGATGATATGGACTGGCTCCGCCGCATGGCCCACAGCGCACACGCACGGCGCGAGGATATCGAACGGCGTCGGACCAGAGGCGAACCGCTGTCCGTAAACCCATTCGCTGGGCTGTGCCAGTTCTGCCAGTTGACGTGCCCGTTACGGGAAGCGGTCACCAGGGGCCTCGTGGAAATTCCTCCGATTCAAACAGACGATGACGCCAGGCTGATAGCGCAGCGAGTCGCGGTTGCGGAGGCATACGTTCGGGGCGGCCGCGCTCTGCTTCGTCCGTTTCTCGACCAGCGGGGAGCGCTTGACCTCGGAGGCGGGTACGAGGCTACAATGGCGGTGAGGACCGAGCAGAAGTTCCCGCTCGACGCTGTACTTCGGGTTCTTGGTCAGCAGGAATGGGGAATCCCGCTGAGTAGCCTGACCGTTTCGGCGTCAAAGCTGAAGGGCTATGCGAAGGCGAAGAAGCGAGCCGGCCTGTCGGAGCTTCTTGATGCTATCGCCATCAAGTGGCCAAAGTCAATCCTGCGGCTCGGAAAGGCGAACGACGAACTTGAGGAAGGGGATGTCTGAAGCCGAACACATAGCTAAGATTGAGGTGGAGCTGGAGCGCTACCGCCAGATGCTTGGCTGCCAGGAGAGAACGGTTCCGAGAACCTTCCGCATCGAGATGGCTATCACGCCGGATGGAGGAGTAGTGATCATTGCGACAGACACGCATGGGGCAGAGGAGCGTCTCGTGAAACTGATCGCGGCGCAGCTTGGTCTCGTTTTGCGGGTTTCCATGCGTTTGGCCAAACGCATACCGCCCCCCACGATCTCACCGCTTGAGGGGGCGCCCCCCGCCGATGCCTGATTTACTCCAGAATGGCCTGCCCTCCAGCCTCGAAGCCGAGCAGTTCGTTCTGGGTAGCGTCCTGCTCGGCGACCAAGCCCTACCCCAGGCCGCCGGCATTTTGCGATCTGAGGACTTCACCATCGAGAAGCACAGGCGCATTTACGCCAGGATGCTCGATCTGTACGCGCGCGGCGAGAAGATCGACTACCTGACGCTGATGGAGGAATTGAATCGCAACGGGCAGCTCGCATCGGTAGACGGCGTTGCCTACCTCTCGGCGCTCACCGAAGGCATGCCGCGCTTCGAAAACATCGAAGCCTACGCGCGCATCGTTAAAGGGAAAGCCGTTCTGCGCCAGACGATCTTTGCGTCGCAGGCGACCATCGACGACTGCATGGCTTCCGGTGATGAGCCAGGCGAGGTCCTCAACAGGGCTGAGGAACGGCTGCTTCAGGTCGGAGAGCTTCGAATGCGCGGCGGTTTGCTTACGCCACGCGAGGTTCTCGATGCGTTTCCTGGCGGACTGGAAGCTTTTCTGGACCCGACCAAGAGGAAGCGCGGGCTGGAAACCGGGTTCCTGAAATTCGACGAGATGACCACTGGCCTCCATCCCGGCGACCTCATGATCCTGGCTGGCCGCCCCGCGATGGGCAAGACGGCCATGGCGCTCACAATTGCCGGCAGGGTCGCGCTGCAGAATGTCCCTGTGGCGATCTTCTCGTTGGAGATGACTTCGAGCAGTCTGCTTACCAGGATGCTATCGGCCATTGGACGGGTTGATTCCGTGAGGTTCAGAAGCGGTTTTCTCGGTCAAGAGGAGCGGCAAAGGCTACGCGCCGGACTCAACCGCATAGTTCAGATGCCAATTCGGATGGACGACACCTCCGCGGTCAACTGCATGGATATTCATGCGAAGTGCCGACGCATGAAGCAAGCCACAGGGCTTGGCCTGATCGTAATCGACTACCTGCAGTTGATGGTGTCTGGCGAGAAGGCGGAGAACCGGAACCAGGAAGTCTCGCGTATGACGCGGTCGTGTAAAATGATCGCCAAAGACCTGGACGTTCCGGTGCTACTTCTTTCGCAACTGAACCGTTCTGTCGAGACACGCGGTGGTGACCACCGACCCCTGCTCAGCGATCTGCGCGAAAGCGGTTCCATCGAACAGGACAGCGATATTGTCGCCTTCGTTTTCCGCGAAGAAATCTACAAGCCAGACCGTGAGGACCTCCGGGGCCTGGCAGAGTTGATTGTTCGGAAGCAGCGCAATGGGCCAACCGGAACGGTTGACCTCGTTTTTCTGGATACATGCACGCGATTCGAGAACCGAGTACGGGCTGGTGACCTGGTAGAATCCGAGTGAGTAATGGTGCGCAAAGCGAAGGCCGAAGAAGCGGAAGAGGCGAAGACGGCGGAGACCAAGGGCTACATCGCCGCCCAGTCCCGAAAGGAGCACGCCTGCCCATACCAGCAACCCAATCTCCGGGACGCGTGGGGGCGCGGGTGGGCGCAGGGTCGGAAAGCGATGGAGGAATGGCACGAACCGGAACGCTGATCTGTAAGTTCACTATCCTGGGGCCACCCCGAACGAAGAAGAACCATGGTGCAATTGTCCGTCCAGGCTATGGGAACAGGGGGCGACCGATTATCCTACCGAGCAGACAGTACCGCCGGTGGTTCTCAGATTCCATGGTGCAAGTACCCCAGATCTTGCGTTTGCTGGCGCAGGGAGCGCCCCTGGCGCGTCCCGTGAACGTCGGTGCCATATTCTATCGGCAAACCGCCTGCGGCGACGCCGTGGGCTACTACCAGGCCCTGGCCGACTGGCTGGAGGGGGCGGGGGTGGTCGAAAACGACCGCTGGATCACGTCGTGGGACGGCAGCCGGATGCGGAAGGACAGCGCGAACCCCAGGGTGGATGTGGAAATCTCGGAGGCCCCGTGGGAAGGCTGAAATATTTTCATTTCTTCCCCGACGACTGGTTGTCATCGACCAAAGTCAACTCCATGAGCCTGGCGGAGCAGGGGGCCTACCTTCGATTGCTCTGCCACGCATGGACCGCCCAGGACGGTGGTGTTCCGAAAGATGAAGAATCCCTGGCTCGATTGAGCGGTCTCGGCGACGAAGGGTGGTCGAAGGGTGCTTCAAGGGTGCTTCGATGCTTCGATGTGGAAAAAGATGGTCGTCTATTCAACGTGAGACTTCTCCAGGAGGTCACGAAACAGGAAGAGTGGCTTGAAAGGTCTCGGTATGGAGGGGTTAATTCCGGTAAGTCTCGTAGAATTAAGGCGTTGGGAGACGTAGCGGTCGAGCAAGCAGTGGCCGAGGCACTGAAGGGAGGCCGAAGCACCCTTGAAGCACCCTTCAAGCACCCTTCCAAGGGTGGTTCAAGCACCCTACCAAGCACCCTACCAAGCAAAAGCGAACAGGGGGACACAGAGACTGTAGTTGACTGTTTTAATGACTTCTTAAAGAAATACCCAAGGCAGGAAAAACTTGATGAATGCTGCCGCTGCTATATTTCGGTGATCGATTCACCTGAAAAGCACGCGCAGTTGATGGCCGGATTGGAAAGGTGGCTGGCCAGCGACCAGTGGAATCGGGATGGGGGCCGGTTTGTGCCTACCCCGTCAAGGTTCATCATGCAGAAGCTGTATATCGACAACCCAGCCCCGGCGCGCGCCAGCGGTCGGACAGCCAGCGCGCTGGAGGAAGCACAGGGCCGCCTGAAGGGACGATGACCATGACGGAGAAAGAAGCCGCCGTTGTTGCCAGCCGGCTAACTATTCTCAGGAGGTTTCCGATAGACTCTGTTACAATTGAACAGTTGGCCAGATTCTTTGTGGCCCTCTGTAGAACACGAGAGCGAGCTGATTGGTTGGTGGACGCCATTATCGAGGAATGCGATGAGTGGCCAGGCCCCAAAACGGCGCGAGAGATTTTCTGTCGCCGGTTTCAACCGGCAGACGGCAAGGAGCCCAAATGAGCAGCCCTTTTTTTGAAGCTTTCCTTTTTCTTCTGGAGGATCGCGTTCGCCATGGCGATGGCCCGACCTCGGAGCAGGCGACCCGGAAGCTGCAGGCCCTTCAGGATTTCGTCCGCGAGACCACTGCTGGCATCGCGGCCGAGGAAGCGCCATTGTCTGCCGAGCCGCCGGACCCGGAAAGCGCCGAAAGGTGGCGGTGATGGCGAGGGACCGGCAAGCCTTCAGGGATTTGATAGGCTAAGGCGCCTGACGGCTTTGGGGACTACGTCGGGGCCGCCACTATACCCTCCGGGAACAGGTTCCCAATCCGGGGGAGAAGAGGGCGATGGCAAAGTCTTGGACATCCCGTCGTATACTGGAAACGTGCCGCGCCCCTACAAGGAGCCAGGAGTACCTGAACTTCATTCGGTACCAGCCGTGCCTAGTATGTGTGATAAGAATCCAGAGGCAGGAAACCAGAACAGAGGCCTCGCACACGGGACCGCATGGCCTTGGCCAGAAGTCATCGGACCTCACGGCGATTCCGCTTTGCGCCGGGCACCATCGCACCGCTCGCGATGGATATCACCAGATGGGGCCGGTTAGATTTCAGGAGCATCACGGCTTCAGCATCCCGGAAGCCATTGAGAGGTTGAACACGATGTTCGACGCCCGAAAAGGAGAACACTATGCGCCGTAACGAGTTCCCGCCGACGACCCTGAGCGTCGCGCGGGCTGGCCGCCGGGAACGCCCCCTCCTGCGTTCCTGGCGGCCGTTTCTGCTGGCGGCGGCCCTGGCGGTTTTACCGGTGACCGCTGCCACAACCACCATCAAGGACATCCTCTACCGCGCCAACAACACCAAGGCCTCCGGCCTCGTGGTGATTTCCTGGGGTTCCTTCGCATGCGGTGCGCGGACAATTGCCGCCGGCCAGGTGTCCGTAAACGTGATCGCTGGGGCATTCCGCATCGACCTCGAAGCAAACGACGCCTGCACGCCGGCAGGAACCAGCTATGCTGTTCGGTACAACCTCGATGATCGTACGACGAAGTTCGAGAACTGGGTCGTGCCGACCAGCGCGACAGCAAAAACCATCGCGGATGTTCGGGTCACGAGCGTACCGACCCCAAGCGTTCTCCTCCAACTATCGCAACTGGCTGGCTCCGGCGCGAAGGGTGGGATGCTGGCCTCAAGTGGAACGGGATGGACAAGGGTTGGCGTGGGGGCGAACAACGATGTGCTCACCGCAGATTCGACTCAAGCAACCGGGGTCAAGTGGGCGGCAGGGGGAGGCGGGACCTTCTACCAGACGTGGCAGAACACCGGAACCGCCGTTACGCAGCGGCCCACAGGGAACTTCGGCAACGGCCTTCAGGTGGTCGACAACGCCGGGTCCACGAGGACCGAGGTAAGCCCTGTTTACGGAACCGCCACCAACACCGTTGCCCAGGGGAACGATGCTCGATTTCCAGTAACAGACGAGAAGGCTGCGCTGGCCGGGACCAGCGGGACACCGAGCGCGACCAACAGGTACGTCACCGATGGCGACGCCCGCAACACGAATGCCCGAACGCCGAGCGGCACGGCGGGCGGGGACCTGACTGGCACATATCCGAATCCAACCCTCGTCACATCTGGGGTAACGGCTGGAACCTACACGAAGGTCACCGTGGATGCGAAAGGCCGGGCGACCACAGGGGCGACGGCGGGATCGACAGACCTCAGCGATTCGGCTTCGCTGGCGCGCAGGGATGCCTCGAACACGTTCTCCGGTACGACCACGCACGACTTTGGGGCCAGCACGATTACGGTGGTGATCCCGAAGAAAACCGATCCCGGCACGCCGACGGCAGGTGAGTGCTGGATCAACGGTGCCGCGATCAAGTGTCGGGACAATGGTGGGACGCCGGCGACGCGCTCCGTGGTTCACGATGGTACCTCTGCCGGGGGGGACCTGACGGGGACTTACCCAAGCCCCACGCTGGTGACCAGCGGGGTTGCCGCGGGGACCTATGGGAGCGCGACCCAGTCACCGCAGATCACAGTGGATGCCAAGGGCCGCTTGACGGCGGCATCCAACGTAACAATCACGTCGTACTCGACGGTTCAGGAAGAGGGCACATCGCTGGCACAAAGGGCGCTCCTGAACTTCGTAGGCAGTGCCCTTACTGCAGCCGACAACGTGACAAAAACCGACGTCACGGTTGACGCCGAGGTTAATGCTTTAGCGGACCTGGCCGCGAACGGGCTTGTAACGAGAACCGGCGCGGGCGCGATAACCGCACGCTCTATAGCCGGTACGGCCGGCAAGATCGTCGTGACCAACGGCGACGGCGTCTCTGGTAACCCATCGCTCAACACTGGCACTGACATCGTGGACGAGACGCAGGCGAACACCTACGCGGTGGGGGCAAAGCAGACATTCCGCAATTCAGCAACCACCGCCGGCGTCAACCTAGAATCCAGCGCGGACCCATCCACGTTAAGCCAGGGAGATTTTTGGCTCAACACAGATGACGTACGGTGGCGGGGCGCAACCGTAACACAAACAGCAGAACGTCTAGCGAACAAAAACGCCGCAAGCGGATACGCTGGCCTTGACTCGGGATCGCGCATCGCGAAGGCGCAAGCCCCAGCGGTCACAGTCTATACCGATCAGGGAAATACGTGGACTACCGGAACACAGGACTTTACGGTAGCCGGCGTTACGAGGCCGTTCCGAAGGCTTGCGTTCGCCGGCTTCCCAGGGACATGTACCATCAATCAGGACATGCTGATTCGCACGGACCCGTCAGCGGCGGGGCTTGTCCTGTACATCTGCAATTCGGCCGGCACTGGGTGGGACCTCGTAGGCGACGCCGGGTCGGGCTCCGGCATCACAACACTGAACAGCCAGACTGGGGCGGTACAAACGTTCACAAACGACACAAACGTCACAATCACCAGCGCCAGCAACGCCCATGCCCTGGGATGGGCTGGGAACCTTTCGGTGGCGCGCGGGGGAACAGGAGTAGGGACGTTGGCACTGAACGGGGTTTTGATCGGCAACGGAACCAGCAACGTAGTTGTCACGGCCGCCGGCACGGCTGACAAGGTGCTTGGTGTTCCGAACGCCGGAGGAACACCGACCTTCGATCAACTGATGATCGCGCGGGTTGGCGATCTGGATGTGGTTCGCACCAACGCAACAACGCTCACCATTGGGACAAACTGCACCACCACATATCCGTGCAACGTGCGTTTCGGCAACACGGTCTACAGCTTCACCGGCTCGGCCACGGCGGTCATTACGGCTGGAACAGGGACCGCTTACGTGTACGTCGCCCTGGACGGTACGTTGACCGTGGGCCACAACGTTACGATCACCTGTACTGGATGCACCCAGGTCCCTGGCGTCACAGCATTTCCAGTGGATTCAATCCCGTTGTGGGCATGGGGTGCGGCGGTAGCTACCACGTGGGACGCCAACGGCGTGTCGCCAGGGAACGGGAACAGGCGCGCCTTCCTGGGTGCCAAAAACGTCATTAGCGGAACGGGCATCACCACGACAGAAAGTGCAGGGAGAACCACCGTTGCGGCTGACACCGCAGTGGTGTTCCTCAAGAATCAAGAGGTGGTAACCTTCTCCGCTACGCCTACATTCAACGCGGCCAATTTCAACTCTTTCAAAATGACGCTCACCGCCAACGTTACGAGCAGCACGCTGAGCAATCAGGGGGCGGGTCAAATAGTGACGTTTCTGTTGTGCCAGGACGGGGTTGGAGGCAGAACGATGACGTGGCCGGCGAACGTAAAGGGCGGCATGACCCTGGGGGGAACGGCAAGCACCTGCTCCGCCCAGCCGATGCTTTGCGATGGCACGAACTGTTACGCTCTGGGATCAGGAGTTCAGAACCAGTAAAAAAAGAAAGGAAGAGGCACCGAAACGTGAACACGAAAACACAGCTTAGCACCTTGGTGGTGTGCGTCGTAGCCGCTGCCGTTCTCTTGGCCCAAGACAGAGACGTTCCGGCGCGGGTTTTCGATGCAGTGACCGGTTTCCGCATTGGCGGAGCGGCCACGACTGGGCGGCATCTTCGCGGCAACGGCACAAACTATGTTCAGTCGACCGGGGCGTTTGCAGGCACGGGCTCCTGCACCAACCAGTTTCCACGAACCCTCAACGATGATGCTGTCCCAACATGTGCGGACGTAGTCCCGGCAGACTTCGCCTCACAGACGGCGAACTTTTTACTCATCGCGCCCGATGGAGCGGCTGGCGAACCAACGTTCCGGGCCATGGTCGATGCGGATATTCCCGCAGCAATAACCAGAGACACAGAGTGGCCAGGTGCGTCGGCGACACTGACGAACAAGACCATTGACGTAGAAGCCACCGGAAACGCTGTCACTACGGTGACGAAGATCAACCTTGTGGCGGCGGGCTGTAATAACGCCACGGCAGGGCCGGGATGGGACGTTCCAACCAGCAACGGCCCGACCGGGACATGCTACGGCACATCGCCACAACGATTTGGTGGTTTGGATTTCGCCGACGGCGCATCAGCGCTAACATCGACCACGCATTTCCGTTTGCCCTCAGACTGGACCGGAGCAACCGATGTGCAGTTTATATGGTTCTCGGGGTCCACGTCTACGAATTCGGTTGTGTGGACACTGGCGACAGCCTGTATTGCAGACGCCGAGGATTTGCTTGCCCCGACATTCAACGCCGTCCAAACCGTAGCCGATGCCAACAACGCGACCGCCAATACGAGGAATAGCGCATCCATCGCCAGCATAACGGTAACGGGGTGCGCTGCGGGGGAGACACTGTTTGCGCGAATCGGGCGCGACCCCACCAACGCCAGCGATACGCTGGCCGCCACGGCGGCTCTGTTGGATCTGGAAATCACAATGCGGAGGCTACAGTGAAAATGACGCGTCGTGGTTTGTTGGCCCTGTTCCCGGCCATGTCCTGCGTGGGCGGGATCAAGACAGAGGACCCAGGCGTGGTCATTACCGACTGGCGGCCGGGTTGCGTGACGTACCAAAGCGACAAGGAGGCATGGGTGATAAATGGTGTGTGTATCGCCTGCGGTGAATGTGAGGTCGGCAGCCGGAATCCAAACCTCGTGTGGACGGGGAAGCTGGTAGGGACTCCGGGCGCATGCCTGGACAGAACATTTGGGAAGCGCCGCGACGTTCCGGTTAGGCCGGAAATCTCGGAGCATCCGCACTGCACGCTTTCGGGGAGGTACATCCGATGATGCGATTACTCATTGCGGCCCTGTTTGTAATCTGTCAGGGCCAGGCAGCCACGAGGCTTTACCTACGGGACCTTGCTCCGACAAGCAACCCAACGGCCGGTGAGAAATCAACGGCGCTACCAGTTGGCACATTCGCGGAGTGCGGCCTTGCTGAACGAGCGCTACGGACGAATAAGGGCGCGGCGCAGGTAACGGCCAGTTGCTTTTCTCTCAACCAGACTGCTCACCAAGATCTAATCTTGCAGAGATTTAGCTCGGAGGCCCTGGACCCCCAAACCATAAACGCGAACACATGGATCTTGGCGGTTGCCACAGACGAAGGGAACGGCAACGCCAACACGTTCACCATAGCATCGGTATATGTGTGGCGGCCGTCTACCAGCGCGGTCGTTGGTTTTCTGTATGACTCGGATACCGCACTAGGGGTTGAGTGGTCCATTAGCCCCGATGGCCAGGTTCTTTCTCTTGGCGGAAGCGCCGTCACCGTCACCAAGGACGACATACTTGTGATTTCATTCTGGTTTCATGCGGTGCAGGGCATGGCGGTGAATTATGAAAACCGCCTGCAT